GAAAGATGCTGAGTACCTCAAGTTGAGAGAAAGGTTTCTTACTGAAAATCCAATATGTCAGGTCTCTGTAGCCGGTTGTATGCATGGTAGTACTGATGTACATCATACATATGCCGGCTCTAACAGGGATGCTTTCTATTTGGTACAGTCTACATGGAAATCTGTTTGTAGAAACTGTCACAATTATATCCATGAGCATCCTGAAGATGCTAGAACAATGGGTTGGTTAAAATAACTTATAATATACTTATGACAAAAGATGAAGTTCAATTAGAAGCATTAGAAGCTACTAAGAATAAACAAAAATGCACAATAGTTTTGGGTACTGGTGTAGGAAAGACTCTTGTGGGTTTGACTCATATTGATACCAATACTAATGGATTGATGAGAGTTCTTATTGTTGCACCCAAGAAATCAATCTTCCAATCATGGAAGGATGATGCTGTAAAGTTTGGGAAAGAAGAATTATTAGGTAGAATGGTATTTACTACTTATCTAAGTTTGAATAAACAAAATCCTAATGATTACGATGTTATCTATTTAGATGAATGTCATAGTTTGTTGGATAGTCACCGAGCATTCTTAGAAACCTATAAAGGTAAGATACTTGGATTGACTGGTACACCACCTAAAGTCAACTATTCAGAAAAAGGTAAGTTAATAAATGAATTCTGTCCTGTAGTATATACATTCAAAGCAGATGATGCTGTAGAGAATGGAATACTAAATGATTACCAAATTGTAGTACACAAGATTAATTTATCTCATGAAAAGAATTATTTGGTTAAAATGTCAAATAAACAATTCATGACTGATGAAGAGTCTAACTATATTTATTGGTCAAGAAGAATTGATGTAGGATCTGGAAACATGCACATGCTCAGAGTTATGAGAATGAAAGCTATGATGGAGTATCCAAGCAAAGAGAAGTATGCTAAAAAGTTAATGGATAGCATTGACAATAAGTGTATCTTATTTGCTAATACTCAAGCTCAATCTGATAGATTGTGTGTACACAGTTATCATAGTAATAACAAAGATTCTGAAGATAATCTGCAGATGTTTAAAGATGGGGAAATTACAAAGTTATCTACTGTATTACAGTTAAATGAAGGTGTAAACATTCCTAATCTTAAACAAGGTATAATCATGCATGCTTATGGGAATGAAAGAAAAGCAAGTCAAAGAATTGGGAGGTTGCTCCGTCTTAATCCTGATGATAAAGCTATTGTACATATACTTTGTTATGTAGGTACTATAGATGAAAAATGGGTTACTGAAGCTTTAGAAGGTTTTGATCAAACTAAAATTGTATGGAAAGATTTTGGGGTTAACTTGAGTTAATCCTGAAATTTCTGTATATTAGAGTAATATGGAAAACACAAAAACACATAAATTAGTTTTGTATAATGATTCTGTTAATGACTATGGTTACATCATGGCATGCTTAATTAAATTCTGTAAACATGAACCAATACAAGCTGAACAATGTGCTATTATTGCTCATAATGTTGGTAAATGTTCTGTTAAATCAGGTGATTTCTTAGAGATGTTGGAAATAAAATCTACTTTTGAAGACTTACAGATTAAATCAGAAATAGAAGTTTATGAAAGTCATATGCATTGATGCAAGCAAAAAACCAAACAGAATATCTCCAGATGAATGGATAAAAGAAGGTGTAGTCTACACTGTTATTAATGCTGTAAACATGGGTTTACAAGCTGGTAAAGTTGGTTTAGAACTCAAAGAAGTTAAATTAACTGAAAGATCATTTCCTTATGAATACTATGATGCAAGCAGATTTCTTCCTATAGAAGGAATGGTAGCTGATGCAAAAGTAGAAAAGGAAGAGATGGAATTAGAATTAGATATTATTTAATATGGAAGATTACACTAAAGAAGATGTTTTAAATGAACTGATTCTTTTGGACCGTGATTCTCGTAAAAGACATCTTGTTGATCAAAGAAGTTATTTGATAGCAATACTAGCTTATAGGTTTGGAATGACTGAACATGCAATTGCTAAAGCTATCAACTTTAGAAGAGATAAAGTGCATTATAACAAAAAGATTGCTCTTCAATTTTATGCTGACAAGTCTTATAGACAAAATATATATGTTTATTCAGTTATGTTTCCCTATGAGCTTGATGTTGTTGAAGTTTCTAGAATGCACAGATCACAAAGAATTGAATTGGATTTAGATGCTAAACTTTACAAAAAACTTAGAGCAGCTAAAGCTATATTGGGTCACAAAGATATCAGAACAACCATTAAATTATTTCTTGAAAAAAGTTTATTATTATGGGAAAAATGAAAGAAGTCTGTATTCAGATTATGAATGCAAACGATGGTATACCAGAAGGTATGACCATTGGAGATGTAGCTAGAATGAGAGATTTAGAAATTTATAATTGGGAAGAATATGAAAGAGAAGCGGAAAGACGGAGGGTCAAGTTCATTGAATCAGAGAATTCAACAGAACTTAAGAAAGTTACTCAAGCTAACCACAAGTTCTCCTCGTTCTATGGGGAAGCAAGAGAAGAAAAGGGGGATAAACAATGAAGAAGGAGATTAATTATCTAATTGTTTATGCACTTACAGTAGTTTTTGCAACTATAATTGCTATTTCAGTAGAAAGAAAAGAACCAAAAGTTACTTCTGTTAAAATAGCTAAGGTGTTTATAAAGAAACGTGAAGTTGATTGGAGTAATATTGATAATCCAAAGAAAAAAGAGTATTTGGAGCATCTTTACAACACCAGCAAATAATCTTATAGAAAGATGAAACACTTTATTAAGTATACATTGGTATGGATAAGCCAAAACTTGTCCATACCATTTTGGATGGTGGGTCATGTACACCTGATGACTTCAGTGTATGCTGATCTACATGAAATAATCATGTCCTTTGGTATGAATATCATTGTGGCAGTAGGATTTATTATTGATTACATAGATACAAGAAAAAATGATAACAATATTTAGAGGAGCATATTTGCTTATGTTAAGTTACAATCCATGTGAGGTATTTACTTACTTTAATGTAGAAGCAACTCATGGTCTTAATATTATAGACTGTGAAGCACATGCTAATACAACAGAAAGTGCTTATATAGCAGGTTGGAGTAATTTCATACCTAAAGAATCTGGTGAGTACACAGATGATGATCCAAGATTTGTATTTATCAATCTTTCAAGATGCACAGATTCAGTTAGTACGTTTGGATTGATAATGCATGAGTTAATGCATCAATCATTTGCACTGCATAATTTTGACGTAACTAAAGAAGAAGAAATTATTACATGGGCAGAAGAAGAAGCTTACGAAGTATTTAAACTTATTAAAAAAGAAAATGAATAAGTATTTTAATTTTGCAGACCAAAAAATAAAGACTCTGATTAACGACATATGTCAAGAACATTGGGATGCTTCTAAATCAGAAGATACCAACATGGGTTATTTATGGTATATGTATGCAACTGGTCATAAAAAAGGAGACTTTAGACCTTTTATCTTTCATTCAGAAATGAATCTTTTGATGAAGACTGAATACATTACTAATGATGAAAGAGAAAACATGTTGAACATGCTGCTTAGTGAGGATAAAGAGAATGCTAATATTGTTGCATATTCTTTATTGACATTAAGAAATCTTAGAATAAAAGAAAAAGGACAATGGGTTTTGGATAATGAACATTATAAACATTTGAATTATACATCCGATATTATAAATCCTGAATTTTTTATGAAGTAAACAATGTCTGTTATAGAGAAAGTAACTAGAAAGTCTATGATTATTAGGCCTTCTGGTAGAAGCACAGATTTTATAAGCCCAAGTTTTGGACATGGTTGTCTTTATAATTGTAGTTACTGCTATATGAAGAGACACAAACCGGAAGGATTATCTGTAGCTACTAATACTATGGATATCCTGACAGAAGTTAATTCACATGCTTTCTTTGCTACAGTAGAGAAACCAAATCAGACTGGAGATTATATTACATATGATATCAGTTGTAATGAGGACTTTGCTCTACATGCTAAGTATCATGAATGGGAAAAAATCTTTAAGTTTTTTAGAGATCATCCACTTGCTATGGGTTCATTTGCTACTAAGTATGTAAATGGTGATCTTATGGAGTTTAATCCTGAAGGTAAGATAAGAATCCGGTTTAGTTTAATGCCTGAAGAATACAGAGAAGTATTGGAACCTAATACAGATACTATTTCAGATAGGTTGCATGCTGTTCAAGGATTTTTAGATGCGGGTTATGAAGTACATCTTAACTTTAGTCCAGTTGTAGTTCATGATAATTGGTTGGAAAAATATAAAATATTATTTCAATTAGTTGATACTTATGCTATTGTTATGAATTGGGGTAGCTATAATAGTCCTGTTAAAGCTGAGGTAATCTTTTTAACTCATAATCAAGACAAACATTTTTATAATTTAGCAAATGGTTTACCAGGTGAAGACTTACTTTGGGTCCCAAAAATACAAGAAGCAAAAACCTCACAGTATGGTGGGAAAAACATAAGGTATGAACATAATAGAAAAGCAGACTACATAAAGCAGTTTGTGGAACTACATGATCAAACAATACCTTGGAACACAATTAGATATATATTTTGATATGGAAAATTACCCTAAATGGTTGAATAACCTTATTTACTTTTTAGCCGGAATTGGCTTTTATGGAGTTTTAATTTATTTTTTATAGACAATGGAATGCATTAAATGTGGTGCTACAGCAACCAAAAAGTATAGTCCTGATTTAGATGTTAAAGGAATTGGAATGTGTGATGAACATGAAGAAGAAATCAAATTAGATTTACTCATAACACAATTTGATCCTAAAGGATGGGAGAAATTTGAAAAAAAATACAATAATGACAGAAAATCAACTAGTTAAGCATGGATTTAAAAAACAAATGTGCTCTGATTTAGAGAGTAATAATGGTTATGATTATTACTACTATATCTTAGAGCTTTGTGAAGGCATGTGTCTTGTTTCTACAGACAGTGATGTTGTTAAAGATGATCACTGGAAAGTTATTTCTTTTGATGTACCTGCATTGACAATTGTAACAGAAGAGAATTTAATTAGTTTTCTTCAAGTGATGGAAGAATTAATAAATTGCGAAGATGTTTAGTGGTAAGTTTATTAAAAAAGATGGCAAACTTGTATTTGCACACCCACAAGATAAACTGGCTTATGAGATTTTCCTAGAGAAGATTCCAGAGGGTCAGAAAGTGGATATGTATTTAGATCTGGCTGATGCAGATCATAGTAAAGCACAACTTGCAAAAGTACATGCTTGTATTAGAGAAATAGCAAAAGAATCTGGATATACCTTTGATGAAATGAAATGTGTCATTAAAGATGCATCTGGTATAGCAGATAAGTCTTTTGCTGACTGTAGTAAAGATGAATTGATGTTGGCTATTGAAGCTTGTATACAAATAGGAAGAGAACAGTTTAATATTAATCTAGCTTAGGTGCTACATAACCTTCATCTCCTGGTTCAGGAATTTCCTTTTCATTGTACAAGTTATTTCTAGTAGCTTGAGTTTCTATTTCAGCTAGAAGAAGTGCTAAAGTATAAAAAGCTCTTTGTTGTTCATCAAGATCATTGTATTCTTTATTCATGATATCTTTAAAGTATGCATCTCCTTTTTCAGGAATATCCATATTTTGTAGAAGCACAAAAGAAGCAGCTTTAGTCATTAAGTAAAAACTTTTATTTACTTGTATGTTTATAACAACATCATCTTTTAGCTCTTTTACCTTTATCATAATTATAATTTTTATCAAAAATAACAAAAAAATGGATTTAGAAGAAATTAAACAAAAAATGTTTGAGAAATTGAAACCAAATGGTTGGGATAGAATTCTTAAATCTTTTATATTTAGTTCTGAATTTGATGATATACTCATTAAACTTCGTACACTAAGTGAATCAGATAAAAGATTTACACCACCTCTCAAACAAGTATTCAGAGCATTTGAAGAATGTCCATATGATGAACTCAAAGTTGTAATGATTGGTCAAGACCCGTATCCACAGTTAGGTGTTGCTGATGGTATTGCATTTAGTTGCGGAAATACTTTAACAGAGCAACCTTCATTAAGATTTATATTTAATGGAGTAGAACAAGATTATCCTGACAAATATGAAAGAAACTGTGACTTAACTAGATGGTCTAATCAAGGTATCTTGATGCTTAACACTGCTCTTACAACTGAAGTAGGTCAAATAAGTGGTCATTATGATATCTGGAAACCGTTTACTGCATATCTGTTAGATACTTTAAATAATTATAATAATGGATTGATATATGTGTACATGGGTAAAAAAGCTGAAGAGTGGTCTAGTCTTACCAATGATAATAATTATAGGTTTTATGTTAAACATCCTGCTTCTGCTGCTTATAATGGCTCTAAATGGGATTGTGATGATATATTTAAAAAAATATCTGTTCTAGTAAAAGAGAATTATAATCAAACTATAACATGGTGATATGAAAGAGATCTTTAAAAAACTTGCTGATAATGGAATAACTCCTAATGCATTCTATATACTAGACTGTGTAAAAGAAGGCATTGTTCCAAATACTTATGTTAAAGCTAGTCTTGAAGTAACCAGGTTAATTAAAGATAATTGGTTGACACAAGATTTGGAATTAACAGATAAAAGTATTATTTTTACTACTGAAATTGATGGTTATTTCAAGAGATCTAAGAAAAAAACTTCTACAGATTTACTAGGGCATAATTTTATGCAAAACATAGAGGCATATGTACACATATTTCCTAATAAGAAGTTATCTTCTGGAAAATATGCTAGAGTACCTGCTAAAAACCTAGAAAGTGGATTTAGATGGTTTTTTGAAACCTATAATTATGATTGGGAAACTATCTTTCAAGCTACACAAAAATATGTTGGAGAATATGAATCTAAAAACTTTGAATACATGAGAACTGCTCAATATTTTTTGAGAAAGCAAAATGTAGACAAGAGTTGGGATTCTGATTTAGCAACTTATTGTGAATACTTAAAAGATAATCCTGATGATGAACAAGTACATTTTGGTGAGTTAATTGTATAATTTAAATTAAAAATCTATGGCTAATTTATTTAATGGTGCCCGTCATTTATTACCAGTCAGTGAAAGAGACAGTTTAGAAAAGGGTCTTATTAAAATGAAAGCTAGAAGAGAAGGTAAGTTACCATCTCTTATTAGTGCATGGCCCAAATTTAATGATGCCTTTTGTGATGGATTAGAATGGAGAACTATTACTGTAGTTGGTGCTAGACCAGGGACAGGGAAAACTCTTTTTATGGAACAGTTGATATCTGATATCATTGATCTTAATAAAAATCAAGACTTCCGTGTTTTAAAATTCCAAATGGAAATGGTTGATGAAACAAGTGCAATAAGAAAGTTCGGTCTGAAAACAGGTGCTGATTACAATACATTAATGAGTAAAGACGGAAAATTAGTTGACAAAAGAATATTCCAGAAGTGCGTTGATTTTTATCATGAAAGTGCACAGACGGATATTGTTAATGTTGTCTATGATGTATGTACTGTCAATGAAATGTGTGCTACTATCCATCATGAATTGGAGAGACACAAAAGAGATGATGGTTCATACAGACACATGCTTGTTGCAATAGATCATTCTGCTCTATTTAAAAATGATGTAGGACAAAAAGATAAATTTGAAATGCTGGGAGCATTGGGTGAGGCCTTGACTCAAATGAAGAAAAAATATCCAGTTGCATTTATAGTCCTAAGTCAATTAAATAGAAACATTGATGATGTTAAAAGACAAGTAGAAGGTAATTACGGTAATTATGTATTAGATTCTGATATATATGGTTCTGATGCTTTGTTACAGCATGCTGATGTGGTAATGGGTATAAATAAACCTTCTATAAGAAAAATTAAACAATATGGTCCTGAGAAGTTTCTGATTGAAGACCCGGATACATTAGTGTTTCATTTTTTAAAGTCCAGGAATGGCACAACACGAATAAGTTTCTTTAAACTTGATAGGGTAACTATGAGGATAATAGAAATGAATACCCCTGCTAGAGCTGTAGCACAAAAAATCCAAGTAAATTAATAAATATGAGTAGTAATTTAAGAAAAGAAAAAGAAAGAGAGTTCTATATGCAGCATATGGATGCTTTCAAAGCAATTGGTATTGCTGATCCTTTTTTCACAATTAAAACTGCATTCTTCAAGAAAGGAAAGTTTGGAAGACAATGTCAGTTTTTTGAGTGGGAATTAAAGAAAGGTGAAGATATCTACATTGAGTTTTATGACAATGCCTATGATGGTAATGGTAGAACTATTGATATTGTACCAATGAACGAAGACAGAGCACTGTTTAAACTTAAGTTCAATCCTTATTTCCAAGAGGAGTATGATGTGATTGAAGGAGTAGACAGTGAAGGAAAACCAGATAGAAAATATCTTATTCCTGTTAATGAGATGATGGTTGTATTATCTAGTGGTCAAGAGATTAGTCATTCTCTTTATGAGAAAAGAAAAGAAGATGCTAAGAATGATTTGCCTGAATTACAAAAATCATTAAGTTTGTTCCCCGATTTTGAAAAAGAATATTCTCCTAAAGTAGAGGAAGTTTCTTTGAATGAGGGAGATGAATCTGTTTCTGATATTTTGATGAGAATAAGTGTAGAATTTGAAAAATTAGCAAAAAGGTTATGAGTATTGTACTTCCAACTAAAAAAGTTAAAGCAGAAAGAACTAATCCTAAGAGACTGATTATTTATTCTAAACCAAAGACTGGTAAGACCAGTGCATTTGCAGGCTTAGAAGATAATCTTATCATAGATTTAGAAAATGGTGCTGATTATGTAGAAGCTCTGAAGATTAAAGTTAATTCTCTTCAAGAGTTGTTAGAAGCAGGTAAAGCTATCAAAGAAGCTGGTAAACCATATAAGTATGTAACAGTAGATACTGTGACTGCATTAGAAGATATGGTTATGCCTCTTGCAATCAAATTATATAAACAAACCAGTATGGGTAAAAATTATGATGGAGACAATGTCTTGTCATTACCTAATGGTGCTGGTTATTTATATTTGAGACAAGCTTTCTTTCAAGTTTTAGATTTTATTGATACTTTAGCTCCCCACATTATTCTATCTGGTCACATCAAGGACAAACAGGTAGATGATAAAGGAGAAATGGTATTGGCTGCCAATATTGATTTGACAGGTAAAATCAAATCTTTGATCTGTGCAAATGCAGATGCAATTGGTTATATGTTTAGAAAAGGTAACAAAACCATTCTATCATTTAAAACTAGTGAAGAAGTGACTTGTGGTGCAAGACCAGAGCACTTAAGAAATGAAGAGATAGTAGTTTCTGAGATGAATGAAAAAGGTGAACTAGAGTTTCACTGGGATAAAATTTATGTGTAATAATTAAAAAGTAAAATAAAATGGCGTTAAGTACAGATGATTTAGGTAACGGTGGATCTGGTTTACCAAAAACAATTAATCCGGGAAACAAAGTGTTAAAAATCAACAATGTTGAGTTAGAACAGTTTAAATTTATTGACAATGCATATCATTTGATATTGCATGTAGAAACTGAACCTATTGAAGGTTTTGAAGGATTTGCTTTAGATAAAGACAATCCTGAAAGAGGTCACTTCAAAGGTCAAATTGGTAGAGTTAAAGCAAGCCAGTATGCATTTGCAGATGGTGAGACTAAAACTGGTATCAAAATACAAAGAGATAGATCAATTTTAATGTTCTTACAGAATCTTTGTAAAACAATGGGAATCAATGATTGGATGTCAGCACAACATAACAAGCATGATACTATTGAAGCTTTTGTTGAAGAATTTAATAAAACTGCACCGATTAAAGATAGATATCTTGAATTCTGTATTGCAGGTAAAGAGTATGTTGGTAGAACTGGTTATACCAATTACGATATGTGGTTACCAAAAGCAGAAAATGGAAAGTATGCATTTGGTGAAGTTGAAGAAGGTAAAGTTATTAAGTATGATGAATCTAAGCATTTGAAAAAACTTGAAGTAAACAATGTTGAAAGTTTTGGAGATGATGATTTAAACATGCCAAGCAAACCTTCTACTGATTTCTCTCTAGACTAATATAGTTAGGGGGAGTCAGTGATTCCCCCTAATTTTTAAATTTTGGTATATGATTTCTACACAAACAATAATTTCTGATTTAAATGAAGTACCTAGAGAATGGGTATTTGAGTATTATTTAAACCTCACTGAAAGACTTTGTGGTCAAAGTTTAAAAATAAAATCTGCATTCAACCCTACTGATAAAGTTCCTTCTATGTGTATATACACAGATAACAAAGGATTTTATAAGTTCAAAGATTTCTCATCTGGATTTGGTGGTGATGGTTTAAATCTAGTTATGCATTTGTTTAATCTAGATGGAAGAGGTAAAGCTTCTTTTAAAATCATGGCTGATTATGATGCATACATTTCTAATAACACATACGTTCCACTAGATTATGTTCCACAAAGTAAATACACTGTCTCAGATTATGAAATCAGACACTGGAATACTTTAGATCAATCATATTGGAAAGGTTTTAAATTAAGTTCTAGTATATTAGAGCATTATAATGTGCATCCTTTAGAGTTTTATAACATGGTAAAGGAAGATGATGGTCAAATTCTTGATACTGTTAATATAAAAGGTAATTTTATTTATGGCTTCTTTAGGGAAGACGGTAGTTTGTATAAAATATACACACCGAAAGTAAAAGATAACAAGTTTATTAAAGTAAAAGATTACATCCAGGGTTCTGATCAACTTGAGTTCAAATCTAAATATTTAATTATTACTTCTTCTTTAAAAGACTTAATGTGTTTTAAGAAGTTAGGAATAAATGGTATTGAAAGTATTGCTCCAGACAGTGAGAACAGTGTTATTCCGGAAAACTTCATGCAACCTCTCCTAAGTAAGTATCAAAAGATAATTGTACTGTTTGATAATGATGATCCTGGTCTTAAATCTGCTCAGAGATACAAAGAAAAGTATGGTTTTAATTTTGTAGTACTTAAAATGTCTAAAGATCTTTCTGATTCTGTAAGAGATCATGGTGTTGAAGCTGTGAGAGATGTATTGTTTCCATTATTAAAACAAGCATTATGAGTTTAGAAAAAACAATGGATGAACTTGAAAGACATATTGATTATGCTGCAAGTTATTTTGCTGATGTAAAATTAGAATTTGAGAATCTAGAAGGTGAATACATTGATGAGATTGCTGAGTTAAAAGATGAAGTAGAAAAACTTGAAGAACAGAATTACTTACTTGAAGAGCAAGTAGATGACTTATCTAAGAAACTGGCTATATTTGAGTTAGAGAATATGGAATTAAGGTTAAGAATAGATGTTTATGCCTTGGATATATAAAGGAAAAGAGTTTGATGAATTGTGTATCCCAGAAGGTGCTATTGGATTTATCTACAATATGACTGCTATCATAGATGGCAAGTCTGTTGCATACATTGGCAAGAAGAACTTCTTTGCTAATATAAAAAGACCTATGGGTAAGAAAGCTTTGGCTATGTCTACAGACAAAAGACTAAAGAAATATACCCGGGAGCTTAAACCTGACTTTATGAGATACTATAGTAGTAACAAGACTCTTAAAGAAGCTCACAAAGCAGGTGTTGTAATTAAAAGGGAAATTCTAATGATTTGCTACTCAGCAATGGAATTGACTTATCAAGAAGTAAAGCACCAGTTTAAGTATGAGGTGCTTGAAAAAGAAGAATATCTGAATGCCAACATTCTTGGCAGGTTTTACAAAACAAAATAGTTATGACAGAAAATGATATGACAGGCCTTCTTTTACAGTTGGCTGACCGTGGTGTGACCGGAATTAGAGTACACTATGCAGGTGGTGGAGACAGTGGTTGTATTGAAGATATTAATTATACTACTCAAACTTTAGATAAAGATGAAGAAAAAGCATTTGATTATATTTCACAATTATCTACATATGGTACTGATGCTGCACCAAATTTAAAAGATCTTGATAGCGGAATCTATTCTGATATTGAAGACTTTGCCCAAGACAGAATTCTTAATGATATTGAGGATTGGTGGAATAATGATGGAGGCTATGGTGTACTGTGTATTATGGTTCCTTCTGGTAAGTATAAAATTGAAAACACAATTTATATTACTAATACAGAAGAGTATTATCATGAAGGTAGTTTAATTGATCAAAGCTTGAACTAATGTCACATCCATATGAACATGCTAAATCCAGTGCCCGTAAATGGGGTGGAGAACCATTAGAATACATACATATTCATGAATGGTTTGATGCTACTAAGGCTTGGATTGGTCACAGTAAACATAGAATGTTCCGTCACCATAGTGAGGGTATATTTGAATGTGAAAAAGCATTTGGTATTTATTTTGTAAATTCTGTAGGCAAAAGAGTCTACATAAGATATGTTGGAGAACAACATGTAAAAGAAGATTGCAATGGGTATATTCCTAGTGCAAAAGAATGGGTTGATAATATTAATAAACCCACAGAATGGATGATTAAGACACTTAAAATTGAAGACTAGTATGATTTTTAACAAAGAAGAAACAAAGAATCTGTTGAACATGTTACGTTCTACAGATAATGAAAATGCTGTGGTGGCATTTGAAGCTCTTAAAGGAGTTGACACAGAAAAATATTTAGGTGAACTTATTGTACTGTACAAGTATGGTAAGAGATCTATAACAGAATGGGGATCAGCATGTTCTAGTTGTGAAATAGCAATTAGAAATGCTGTGAGTAAATTCACTAAAGAAGATGGTGTTGAGTTAAGCACCGGTTCTTGTCTATCAGCAATGACAGAAGGTAAAGCTAGTTATCAATCTATTGAACTTTTCATGGAATTGTTTACAGAGAATATGATTGGTTTCCTAGGTCAGATGGGATACCCAGCTGAAAAATTTGAAATTAATATAAAACTTAAAGATGATGGACAAGTCACAAAGTCTTAGTAAAACAGCTAAAGACTTAATGTTGAAAGAGCCCTATTATGGGTTCTTTCTTATTATGTTGAATAAATTGTGGAACAAAAGAGTACCTACTGCAGGTGTTAGTAAGAACGGTATCAATTATCAGTTAGTGATAAATGAAGAGTTCTGGGGGAGTTTATCTGAATTAGAGAGGTTAGGTTTGCTCAAGCATGAATTATTACATATTGCATTTGGACATCTTACAGCTGTATTTAAGTTTAGTGACAGAAAGTTGGCAAATGTAGCAATGGATATGGAAATCAATCAGTATATTGATGCTTCCTGGCTTCCAGGTGGAGAGTTATCTTCAGACCAATTTAAACAACTTAAAGAATCTGTTAAAGCTGAATTAGAAACAGCTAAAGAGAATGGTGCATCTGTTGAAGATCTTCTTGCTATCAGTAAGAAACTTCCTTCAAGAGGTATCATGATTGATGATTATGCTGAACTAAATTTAGATAGAAAAGCAGGTGCTAGATACTATTATGACAAACTTAAAGAAGCAAAAGATAAGAAAGACCAGACTGGTACCAGTGGTTCTCCAAGCTTTGATGATCTTTGTGATCAAATGGATTCTGGTGACAATGATGGTTTGCCTGACCATGCTACTTGGGATGACTTTGAAGATCTTAGTGAAGCTGAACAAAAGTTAATTGATAAACAATTACAAAAAGTTCTATCTGATGCCAAGGAACAGACTGTTAAGAAAAGAGGAACTGTACCTGGTGAAATTGAAGGAGTCATTGTAATAGAGGAAATAGTACCACCTAAGTTTGATTGGCGTGGATACATTAGAAGATTCACAGGAATCAGTACTAAAGTCTTTACTAAAAAGATTAGACGTAAAGAAAACCGAAGATTTGAAGCTAATCCAGGATTAAAAGTAAAAATGAGACAACACATGTTGTTGGCTATTGATACTTCAGGTTCTGTAAGTGATTCTGAATTAAAGGAGTTTATGTTAGAAATGCATCATATCTATAAATGTGGTGTAGATATTACTATAATTCAGTGTGATACCAGAATTAGGTCAGTTGAACCTTACAAAGGTAAACACGAATTAAATGTACAAGGAAGAGGAGGAACAGAATTTGATCCTGTCTTAGAGTATTTTAATGAGAATTTAGGTAAATATACTAGTCTAGTATATTTTACTGATGGAGAATGTTATGCAGATGTAAAACCTAGAGGTAATGTACTATGGGTTTTGTCAGAAAGATCACAAATGAATGATAGCCTTCCAGGAAAGGTGATTAAGTTAGAATTATAAAAATTAAAGTTATGAGTCAAGTTCAATTAAATGTAGAAGAATTAAAAAGTTTTATTAAACACATGGTTAATAATAACCAACACATTCAGTCTGAAGGAAAAGTTCCTGTGGCTATTAATATTGAAGGTGATGCCGGTCTAGGTAAAACTTCTGCTATTATGCAGTTGGGTAAAGAGATGGGTATGGAAGTTGTAAAACTTAATTTATCTCAGTTAGAAGAATTAGGTGATTTAGTAGGTTTTCCTGTGAAAGAATTTCAAATTCAAAATGCTGAAGGTAAGACTACATGGATTAATGAATCTCAGATATCTGCAGCAAGTGCAAAAGGTTATAAAGTTGTAGATAAGAGAATGTCACATGCTGCTCCTGAATGGATTCAGGGTAAAGGAGAAGGTGGATTCTTGATTTTAGATGATTATACTCGTGCTGATCAAAGATTTATGCAAGCTACCATGGAAATCTTAGATAGACAAGAATATGTTTCTTGGAAGTTACCTAAGAACTGGCATGTTATCTTAACAACCAATCCAGACAATGGTGATTATAATGTCACAAGTCTAGATGTAGCTCAGAAGACTAGATTTATCTCTGTTGAGTTAAAGTATGATTCTGAAGTATGGGCTAAGTGGGCAGAGAGTGCAAACATTGATGGTAGATGTATTAACTTCATGTTGATGCACCCGGAATTGGTAACTCAAAGAATTAATCCAAGAGCTATCACTACGTTCTTTAATGCTATTAGTTCTATTCCTAAGTTTGAAAGTGACTTACCTCTAATTCAGATGATTGGTGAGGGTTCAGTAGGAGTAGACTTTAGTTCTATGTTCACTATGTTTATTAATAACAAACTAGATAGAATTATTAGTCCTGCAGATATCTTAACTAAAGATGAGACATATGTGTTAGGTTCTTTGACTTCTGCAGTAGGGGAAGATAATGATTTCCGTGCAGATATCTCTAGTGTGATTGCAACCAGAATTATTAATTATTCTCTTGCTTTAGCTGATAAGACATCTATTAGTAAACCAATTATTGATAGAATTGCTAAGTTGACTACAGACTGTAAAGCATTCACAGATGATTTGAGATATTACATGGTGAAGGAGATAGTTAATGGTAATAAAATTAAATTCTCACAATTGATGATGAATCAAAACGTGGTGAAGATGGCTGTAAAGTAAATCTAACGTAGAAGGTTTCCACTTTAAAAACCCATTATTTTAATTAAATACAAACATAGGGAGAGGTAATACTCTCCCTTTTTAATATTTTGAACATGAATATTATAAAAATAACATCAGATATTCCAAGACACAGTGAAAACTATGATCGTCTTCCAGATGTAACATTTGACATTAATATCCTAACAGGAGGTTTTGATACGGAAGTTATTGATTCATTTAACTTGATTAAAACACCGTATACCCCTAATAAAGGAGATAAAATCTATTTTTTACCCGGTGTAAATGTACCTAGAGTAAAATTCAAAAATGTATGTGTAGAACATGGCATTAAAACTATACGAGATGTAGAACAAGCAACTGTCATATTTGCTTCTAAGAAAAGTATAAGTGATCTTACTACATCTCATTGGGCATACAAATGTAATACTCAGGAGTTCAAAGATTTTATTAAACATTACGAGTCTGATATAGATAATCACGATCTTGATAAAATAGAAACTGCATTGGAGTTTTATAATCAAGAGTTTATTGCAGTAGATTATAATCTATTTGATTGGATTGTAAACACAATCCCTGCAACAAATTCTAGTAGATACAGTGAAAGATTATCTATGATTAAAGATGAGTATGTTGATTTATTTAATTCAATTCAAGGTAAAGAAATTCTTGATGAATCAAGTGTAATCAATGTATTGAATGGTGAAGATGCTGCTGAGATTGATAAAAGTATGTTTGAACATCTTTCAGACATGTTTGAGAGTTCAGATACAGATAACCATGTTCTGGCTATGGAAATCATGGCCAACTCTAAGTATGTAGAAAGTTTGATTTATTTAGAACTTTTATTCTATAAATACTCTCATAAGATATATGATAGACATACTAAGAATCATGTTAATTTTAAATCTTTAATTAGTTATTTAGGTAAAGATAAAAGTTATCTTAACACTGATATTGATGGTATTGCTCATAGTTTAGTTAATAAAGATCAGTTTACTACAGATAAATTAGAAATTATCATGGAGTATTTAAGTAGTGATATCCAAGCTAGAGGTGACAGCCAATATTTTACTGTAAAAACTATAACTGTGCATCCTGATCATATTGCAAAACTAAATTCTAATTATACTTATGAGGTGCAAAAAGATTATGTTCCTACAGTAGAGGAGATTGCTGAAGTAGAAGAGTTACCAGCTTATGAGGGGTCAGAGGGACCGATAGGACCACAAGGACATGCTGATCCAGTAGGAGAACTTGGAGCCCCAGGAGTAGATGGAATTGAATCTGTAGAGTCTGAATTTGCAGTTGAAGATAACTTTGATATCTCAACTGAAGAGGGAGAAGAAGATGACACAGATGTATTAGAGCCAGAACCTATTTCAGAAGTTTCCGAATCCCAATCAAATAACAATCAAATAGAAACAAATGACACTAATGACTTTGAATGGTTCTGATGAACTTGAGCTTTTCTACAAAAAGAAGTTCTATTTTAGTTACAGTGGGATCAATAAGCTATTGTTCTCCCCTGTAATGTTCTACAATCATTATGTGCTCAACCAAAGAGAAGACAGTACAGACACGCACCTGGTAGCAGGTCGTGTCTTACACTGCCTCCTATTGGAGGAGGACAACTTTGATAAACAATTTTTAATATTACCTGGCAAATTACCAACAGACAGCCAGAAGAAAATTATAGATAATATTTTCAAATATCATTTGACATTAGGAAATAATACCTTAAATTTGTCTGATTACTCTCAGGAAATACTTACACAACTACTTACAGTTAACTTATATCAGAATCTCAAGACTGATCAACAAAGAATTGACAAGCTTTTAACTCAGGAGAACCTTGATTATTTTGAATTCCTCAAATCTAGTTTAGATAAAACAGTGGTTGATGAGCCTACATTGACAGCATGTAAAATGTCTGTAGATGTCCTTAGAGCTAATCAGGATGTAAGAGCACTGTTACAATTAGACAAAGATGAAGATGACAAAACTATTGAGGTTTACAATGAGTTATTTATTAAAGCCGAACCAAGTGAACAAACATTTGGCTTTCATGGAATGCTTGACAATATTGTTATAGATCACAATACAAAAACTATCTTTATTAATGACTTAAAGACTCTTGGTAAGTCTATACAAGATTTTCCAGATTCTGTGGAGTATTATAGATATTGGATTCAAGCCATTATTTATATACAATTAGCAAAACATCATTTCACAGCATTTGCAGATTATGATTTTCAGATTACATTTATTGTAATTGATAAATATAATCAGGTATATCCTTATCAAGTATCTTCAGAAACACTAATCAAATGGAAATCTGATTTTGATACTGTAATTACCAAAGTTGCTTGGCATTATAATAACAAAAAATATGATCTTCCATATGAATTAGCATTAGGTAATGTAAAACTATAAAGAGTATGGCTTTAAATTCTGTTTATAAGAAGTATTTTCAAAAATCCAAGGTGTTTTTATATCCGCTCCTTGGAATAAAAAGAGGTGTAAGTGTTGTTCCAGTTGAAACTTATTTCAGTTGGGAGGGTTACTATAACTCTGAGGATATGAAATTGATATGTGTATATGATATAAGAACAGATGAAGAGTACGTTTTATTTGAGAAAAATACTTTGTTGAAACACAATAGACTTTGTGATTATATAAAAGTAAACTCTCAAGCTATATTTACATTTGATTTTTCCGACATGGAAGATGATTGGTTCCATTTAATTAATGGAAGATATAGTAAAATACGTTTAGAATTAAAGCAAAAAATCCTTGGCTTTTTTGATAAATACAGTGGCAATTATGCATACATACATAGTTATTTGATACCTGAAAAGTATTTTAGTAACTATGCTGAACTTTTAGATGTTGAGCCTGAGATGTTGATAAAAGTTGGAGAACTATGCAGCAAACCAGATACTGCTAAAGAAACTTTAGTAATTGAAATAGCAGATTTGGATAATATAAATGAAAAATTGTTAAATTTGTCAAAACCATAAGAAATGAATAAATCAATGATGCTTGTACAAGCAACTTGGCAAGAAAGCCAAACTTTTAGAATGATTCCTACTAGCACAGACTGTCCATATGTAGAATGTATCTTTGACCCTACTAGTAATGTATTTGTAGTGATCTCTAATATTAAGAAAACAACATTACACATGTTGCCAAAATTAGATGAATACGGTCAACCTTCTACAGGAAGTAAAGGAATGAAACAAGAAAGACATAAATTGGAAGTTTTTCAAGAATTCTATGTTGAAGATAAAAAAGCAACAGAAGAATTAATTAAAGGATTTGCAATTAATGCAGATAGTTTTGATTACAAGAAGTTTATGAAAGAAGCTAAAAAAGCATAAATTAATTATCACTTGAGAAGGGTGAGTATATGCTCACCCTTTTTTTATTTACTAAAAGGGGGGAACAGCTTAACTGAACTAGCCTATGAGAACACATTGGGTAATGGACTATGAAACTCTTAGAAATTGTTTTATAGGAGTGTTTGAAGATGTAAAATCTGAACACCAAGAAGTGTTTGTATGTCACAAGTCTCAAAATGATATTGTGGACTTAATACACTTTCTAAAAAGAAATCAAAATTTAAATGAATGGCATATATCCTTTAATGGATTAGCATTTGACAGTCAAATAACTGAACACATTCTTCGTAATGAAGATCAGTTGATTTATGGTTATGGGGATGGTGAAGAAATTGCTAGATGGATTTATCAGAAAGCACAAGAAACTATCCAGAGAAGTAACGATAGAGAGTTTGCTTTGTTTAGTCCTAGAGATTTAAGCATTAGACAAATTGATATCTTTAAACTTAACCATTGGGATAATCCTGCTAAGAGAAGTTCATTAAAGTGGATTCAGTACACGATGGATTGGAAGAACATTATGGACATGCCAATACATCATACTACTGAAGTAGAGAGTTCTCAGATTCCCGAAATCATCAAGTATTGTATTAATGATGTTAAGTCTACTAAGAAGATTATGCACTTAAGTAAAGAGCAAATTAATCTTAGAAAAGCATTAACAGAAGAATATGATATAGATTTGTTTTCAGCTTCTGAGCCTCGTATATCTAAAGAATTGTTTTTACATTTCTTGAGTAAATCTACAGGTATTAAAAAGTATGATTTGAAACAGTTAAGAACACAACGTGATCAAATTGTTTTTAAAGATATTATACTGCCTTATATTGAATTTAAAACAGCTACGTTTCAAAATCTTCTTAAGAAATTTCAGGAAGTAGTTTTATACACTGGGCAAACTAAAGGGACTTTTAAATATTCTGTACAATATAAAGGTGTAAAGACTGATTATGGTCTTGGTGGTATTCATGGTGCTAGAGCAAGTAAGGTTTATAATTCTAACGAAGATATGATCATTATGAGCTCTGATGTTGTAAGTTTCTATCCTAATTTAGCTATTAGAAACAATTGGGCACCAGCACATTTACCAAAACAAGAATTTTCTCAACTGTATGAGTGGTTCTTTGAAGAAAGAAAAAAGATTCCCAAAAAAGATCCTAAGAATTATGTATACAAGATTATCCTAAACTCAACCTATGGGTTGAGTAATGATGAGAATAGCTTCTTGTATGATCCTCAGTTTACAATGAGCATTACTATTAATGGTCAGTTGAGTCTGAGTATGTTGTATGAGATGATTTGTGAGGAGATTCCTAATGCAATTCCTCTTATGCAGAATACAGATGGTCTTGAGACAATGATTCCGAGAGAGTATGAAGCTAAGTATATGGAGATTTGTGAAAGATGGGAGAAGATGACTAATCTTTTATTAGAACATGACAAGTATTCTAAGATTGTTCTGGGTGATGTAAATAACTACATTGCTGTAAATGAAGATGGCAAGTCTAAATGTAAAGGTAGATTTGAGTATGACAATTTAGCTCTTCATAAAAATAAGAGTTTTTTGATTATACCAAAAGCTTTGCATGCATATTTTGTAGATGGTATTAAACCTGAAAAGTTTATAAAGGAAAATTTAAACATTTTTGATTTTTGTGGTGGTGTAAAAATTAAGGGAGACTGGAAGTTTACAGAACACAAAGTAGAAGATGGTCTTTATAAAGAGGAACCTCTGCAGCACACAATAAGGTATTATATCTCTAAGACAGGTTCTAAGATTATTAAGAAAAATAACTCAGACCGTAGAGAAATCCAGGTAGAAGCTGGGAAATGGATGCAGAGTCTAATGATTGACTATGTAGAAAAACCATTTGAAGAATACAATATTAATTATGATTACTATTTAGAGAAAATAAGAAAAGAAATAAATTCTCTAGAACCAAGTTCAAACCAATTAAGTTTATTTTAATTATGCCAAAGAAAATTCAACACACAACAAAAGCAAATCTACTTGCTGTAGATTTACCTCAACATGGAGCTAGTTACACTGTAATTAGTCATGAATTTATTATTGATTATGCACAACAAGCCCTTGCAAATGCGGGGTTTATAGTTTTAGAAGAGGAGTACAGATGTACTGCAGATGGTCAGATTGCTCAAGGAGTTTATAAACTAAACTACAATAATGATCCAGAATTAGCTATGATGTTTGCATGGACAAACAGTTATAACAAACAAGTAAAGTTTAAATGTGTAATTGGTGCTTATGTAAATAAGACCGGTTCAGTTATGATTTCAGGAGATATTGGTAGTTGGGTTAGAAAACATACAGGAACTGCAGATACAGAAACACAGGATACAATAGATTCTTACATTTCTAATGCTCACATGTACTACAATCAATTGTGTAGTGACAAAGCTGCTATGGAAACAATCTCCCTAAATAAGAGAAAACAATCACAGCTATTGGGTGTATTATTTGCAGAGTATGAAATTCTAACAACTGAGCAAGCTAGTATGGTTAGAGATCAAATGAAGAAGCCTTATCACGTATTTACTAATACAGATAGTTTATGGGCCTTCTACAACTATATAACCATTGCTCTTCAGTCATCACATCCTAAAACATGGATGGAGGATCAAAGAATATTACACTATTTCATTTCTAGTATTAATAACTTTGCACAAGCTCCAGCTGTTGTTGTAGTTCCTGAAGTAGAAGAGGCAGTTGTGCCGGTGGTCTATTCAGATCCTAATCAAACAAACTTGTTAGATCAAATTGCAGAAGTAGAAGCTGAAGAAGTCATTGATCGTAATATTACGATAGATGAAGTAATTGATGAAGAAGTACAGGAGTATGAAGTCAAGGAAGAACAGGAAGACAAGGTATGTGATGAAACCATCATTTACACTGATCCAATGGGTAATACATTTGAGACAACTTCAATTGCTCCATGTGCTGGTCATGATGCTGAAACAGAAAAGGAAATTGAAAAAGAAACTATTGAAGACACTAAAGATGAATTTGCATTAGCAGATAATTTTGATTTAGATTTCAATGAAGAAACTAATGAAGAAACGGATAGTATCCCAGACTTCTTTTAGTAATGAATAATTTATCAATTAAGGGGTGGTGAAAACTACCCCTTTTTTTTTATCTTTAGCCCTATGAAAAAGTACAATCAACCAGAGGATCAAAGATCTAGAGAAAAGTATGAGTTTACAATGGCAGCAACTAGTATATCTGCTGTTGCTATAATTCTTATACTGATTGTTTATGCGTTATATTCTGCATTATGAAAGATTCAGAATGGTCTGGACTTATGAAAATTCCTGATGAAGTTCTCATAAGTCAACTTAGAATTAAAGTTGGACAACTTGAGTCTTATGTTCAAGAACTAGAAGAACAAGTAAAAGAAAAAGTTCTTAAAACTGTAAAGATTACTAAGTTAGAACATCTAGAAAGAGACAATGAAAGACTTAAAGCTTTATTAATAGATACTAGAAATAGGCTTGGTGATCTTGGTGCAAGAAATCAAAGATTGGAAAAAGAATTATTTAAACACTTAAAACAACAAAATGAAAAAACAGATTGAAGCAGTAGAAGCATTTCATAATGCATTTGGACAAGACAATGGTAAATACCCAAGACCATTAACTACAGAAGAATATGAACTCAGACATGCTCTTATGCAAGAAGAGAATGATGAGTACTTAGATGCATGTGATGAAAATTCATTAGTAGACATTGCTGATGCTTTAGGTGATCAATTGTATATACTGTGTGGAACTATTCTTAGACATGGTATGCAGCATATTATAGAAGATGTATTTGATGAAATTCAAGCAAGTAATATGAGCAAACTAGGTGAAGATGGAAAACCAGTACTTAGAGAAGATGGAAAAATCTTGAAAGGCCCTGGATTCTTTAAACCAGACCTTAATAAATTTATTAAAGAAGAGTGAGTATGTTTAAAATTAACTCAAATCTTAACAAAAGATTCTTTGTAGTAGATGATTTCTATGAGGATCCTATGGCTGTAAGAGAACATGCCTTAGCACAAACATACTTTCCAGGTGAGGGTGCTGTTGGTGAAAGAACCCGTGAGCAGTTTTTATTTGAAGGTCTTAAAGAAAAGTTTGAAGACATTATGCAAGTTAAAATTGCTGATCTTACAGAAGATGGTTTTGGTTGGTATAACATAGGTATTAATGGTAGATTTCAATCTTGTATAGGTGGTGTACCTCAAGTATTTCACTGTGATGCACAAAAGTGGGCAGCAGTTATATTTCTTACACCAGATGCTCCACCTCAATCAGGTACAAGTTTTTATAGAAACAAACAGTCTAAAGTGTATCATAATGAGCAAATAGACTGGTCTGTTGGTGAGAATGGTAATGCATTTTCTAAACATACATTTCTTGATCCAACTCCTTTTGAAAGACAGGACACGGTAGGAAATGTATTTAATAGACTAGTTATTTTTGACGGAGGTCTGATTCATTCAGGCAATGATTATTTTGGTCACAATAGAGAAACTGGAAGACTATTCCAGATTTTCTTTTTTAATGAAGCATGATGGAAGAAACTGAAAAAATATCTCAAGATCTGATTACTTACATTACTTTATTATCAGCCATGCAAGTAGTACAAAATTGTACTCTTGAATTAGAGGGCAGCATTTATGATCAAGGTAAAGTAAAAGTAAAAACAAAAGAAGCTCTTATAGCAATGACTCATGCTAATGATAAAAGAAAAAGACAAATGTGGGAAAATGATTCCCTTATGTCAGCTACATTTATGCAAGCTATTCATATCATAGGAGAACAATTAGCAAAAGGTGATGGTACTGCATTAGCAAACATCACAGCTCTGACAAGACAAGGTATTGATTTATCTAAATACAAACTGGTAGAAATAGAAGAAGATGAACAAAGCAATGATTAAAAAGCTTATTATTGAAGCTTATCTCTCTGGTGCAGAATCTATGTACTGTGGGTGTTATCAAAGACCAACAAAAGCTGAGGCTAGAGATTGGTATGACCAAGAATATGGTGTAGAAGATGCAGAAATCACGGAAGATTGTGATTGTTGTGAAGAAGAAGATGATTAAAATAAGGGGAACTTAACGGTTCCCCTTTTTTTTTCCTTGTTACCTTCCTTGAGAATTATACTTCTTTTTATAATTCTTTGAAGATTTAAGTTTTGATGATTTAGTTTTTGCATGTATCCCAGGACGTGATACCTTTACTTTATCATACGTTTTTGCCGATCCTGTTGTTGTTTTTGCCATTTTTAACTTCCTCTTTTAGAACTGTTTTTAACCATATTTTCAAATTGTGTTACTGGATCACCAGTGCCTCCGGATAAACCAAATATCTTACCTAGTTTACTCCAAATCTTTAATTCCCCTTCTGCTTTCCAAGAATAAGGTCCTGAATCTCTTTTATATCTATCCATTTCTGAGAATGTTACAAAGTCTAATACATCTCCAAAAATATCAATATAAAGCACAACTGTGTTATACCAAGATGTTGTTGTTTGTGTAATCATTTTTACATAGTCATCTGATCCAAAGTTTATTCCTTTTACATTAGGTAGTGGAATAAATGCACTAGACTCTGCTTGTACACCCATTGCTAATAACAACATGTGGTTTGCTAAGAACCCATATGTATTAAAGCTATCTTCATTGATGGCACCAGATTTAGCTCTTAGTTTTTTCCATTTCTCATCATCATCCGGATCAAATCCAAATAACATTAATGATAATAAAGCAAGACCAATTGCAAAGAATCCTTCTCCAGCCATTTTTCTTACAGCACCTTTTTCCTGGTCTGTTAAATAACTATAGTTTTTAAAACCAGATTTCATAGTTTTCAACATTGTTTGAAATGCTGTTATATAAAAACCTTTACCGTAAGATGTTGTAGCCCAGTCATATCTGTCACCACCATTAGTCCATGTAATAGTCTTAGCATCAAAACCAAATCTATTCATCAACATTGGTGTAAACCATTTTCTCATGAAGAAGAACATTCTGTAGAGTAATAACTTATTACCTTCAGGTTGTCCCATTTCATCATATGCACCAAATAGTTTTCGTGAGGTACCTTGAATTCTATTCTTAAGTCCCATGAATAACTCTGACTTAGCAATAATAAGTTCTTGACCATCTTCAAGCTGCACTTCAGACTTAATCCTATTCTTAGCTTTAAGTTCATCAACAGTTATGTAATACTTTTTAGCAATTTCTGCTAAAGTTTCACCTTTAACATACTCATGATAAACTGCAAGATTATTCCATCCTGGGTGTACTCCTTTTTTAAGTCTAATGATTCCATCTTCATCTTTTTCCCAAGCTTCAATGTATCTCATTGCTTTCTTAGTACCGTCACCAAGAATTTGATCTACTTTTTGTCCGTACATAAATGCACCAAATAATGAAACTGCAACTTGCATCTCACCAAATTTTCTGTGCATATACATCCACTCCATATTAACTAGATCTTTTACTAGTGATCTCTCCACCTCTCTACCAAATTGGTCTTTAGATTTAAAGTTAGGATCAAAGATCTGAATCAACTGTGTAGATATAGCTCCAGGTCCTGTTTGATAGATACCTTTAGTTGACCATTCTAACATAGCTTTTTCTGCCCAAGGTCTTGCTAGTGCAATATCTTTAAGATTGATAAACTCAGCACCTGCACCTTCAATAATTAACTGAACGTAACCACCGTATTTATTCTTTAAATCAGAAGGAATATTAACAGCTAATGAACCCATAGCAGATAAACCTTGAAGTTGATTTATCCATTTACCAAATCCAGGGTGAGTTTCCTCAATACCCTCAACCATCTTACCATAGTACTCTCTTTCAATTAAAGATTTTACTTGACCAAGTCTGTTGTTGGTAGCAAACTTTTTCTTTGCATTTGTAAGGGCCCCTTTTAGACTATAGATGTTCTTATCAAACTTCTCTAATTCTTTAGGAGCGTTATCAGGATCCTCTAGAGTATCTAAGATACTTTGTACAAGTGGTAAACTTTCTAATAGTTTACCCTGTGTTTGTACAGACAATGCATATCTAAATAATCCTTGGAAAATATCAGCATCTTGTACATTGATATCTAAGTTATAGATACCAGATACCGGTACATATGATATTTGATTTCCATCAAGATCAGTATTCACTAAGTTGTTTTCAGGATTATAGTTTAAGTCATTCTCAGCATCCATTACAGATTTACCTAATGCTTGATTGTACCACTCCTTTACATTTGCCCCTAATTCAGAAAACCTCTGACCATAAGCACCTTTTTGCATTGCTTGGTATATATCTCCTTTTTTAAGAGCATATCTAGGCAGGTCAAGATATAACTTACTATAACTGCTTTGACCCTTTTGATTATCTAAATGATATTCTTTAATTGCTTCAAGTAACTTAAACTCATTACTATTAGCAGCTTGCATTTGGAAATACTTCTCATTCATGAATCTGCTGTCAACAGCACTGTATTTTGAAGACGGATCAAAAAGTCTTGGAAGCCATTGATTTTTATTGTCAATGTATTTACCTACGTAATCTGATTTTGCTTCACCAAACGGAATTGTTCTGAATTGATCTTTAACCTGATATCTAGAATGTCTTGCATTTGGAACACCCATAAGAACAACCTCTTCTCCGTTTCTATCTAAGATTCTAGTAAACTTAATGTTACTCTCATCTTTAGGTACAGAAACAGTATTAGCTTTTGTTCTTTTATATCTAGCAATATAACTTCTAGTTGGTTTATCATACTGTTGCACAACATAGTGATTAGTATTAAACCAACTTTTAAATGCATCATCAGCTTCTAAAATTTCTTCAAACTCTTCAGAATTGATAAAGTCATCAATCTCATCAATCTCCAGCTCTTTAATATTTTGCTTAGACAAATTATAATTTAATGTCTCTACATAATATGTAGTGGGCATGTTTACAGATAAGTCAGATAACTCAGAGAAGATATCTTGAATTCTAGCTGCATCTTCAGGACTGATTCCTTGGTCGTTTAATAAGTCTAATAGATACATGTATCTTTTAGATTCTGCAGACCCGGCTTGTAGTAATCCTTTTCTAGCTTTTTCTGATAGTTCTCTCAACTCTTCGGAGTCTTCTTTAGAGAGGCCTGTGGAGGAATCAAATCTAAATTTGAAATCTGCAATAGACTGTTCTAAATCTCTGATTCTTTCAAGTCTTGTTTTACCCATAGCATTGCTATCAGGTTCTCCTTGCTCATCTCTGTAACTATAGATTAGATCATTAATAGTTTGGAATGCTTCAGCTACATCAAATTTAGATTTAGCAGCTTCATTCATCCTAGCTTGTAGTTCTCTAAGTTCTGTTACTAATGCATTTCTGCTCTCCCAGTAACTAGGATCATACTCCATTCTTAGGTTCTGTCTTCTCCATTTCTCTAACTCAGCTTTAAAGTCTGCTGAACCAGGATAGATTCCTTTAGCTTCTAATAAATCTGAGAATTCATTGTATGCACTTTGTAGCAATCCTTCAATAGGTCTCCACTCATAGAATCCTTTTGTAGCTGCTCTGTGCTCTTGTAAAACTTCAGCAATACTTAAGTCATAAACTCCGTTCTCTGGATCATCTACTTTAGAAGTACCATCTTCATACGTAAGAGAATACAATTGTTGGAACTCTCTGAAAGCAGCTTGAATACTAGAGTATTTTTCAAATCTCTCGTACTCATTCTCCATACTGTTTAATAAGTTATTATAAGCTTGTAGCTTTTGTTTTCTTACAAAGTATGCTAATTTACCTACCTCAGACTTTTTAAAGATATCATCTTTCTCATAGAACTCTGGTACATATTCTTGCCACATGAAGTCTCTTTTGAATTGTTCAAACTCCATGATTGCATCAGCAATTTTTGTTTGGTCTTCTGACTTCTTAGCTTCTTCTATATTCCACTCTAATAAATCATAGTGATATCTATAATCCTTATATTTATCCAAGTAAGAGTAAACTTCTTTTTCAATAGGCTTACCAGTTTCTTTATCAAAGTATAGTATTTTATCTTTGAATGCAAGCTTTTCTCTTAACTGAATAGAGTTTAGTTTGCTAAATCCTACTTTAGGTAAAAGCTCTTCTAGTTTCTTTCTGAATTTCATTGATTGTTCCCAAACAACATTTTGTACCTGGGTTCTTTCATTCTGAATAAACATTGCTAATGGTCCTACTATAACATCATTACTTGAACTATAGCTCTCTAACCATCTGTTAAACCAAGTAACATCTTGAGCTCCTCCTGTAAGAGCTGCTCTAATCTTATCTTCATCAACAACTAGATCCTTGTATTCCTTGAGGAACCCTTTTAATACATCCGCGGGAACACCTCGTTGCACTAATGCATCTACATCAGCATCAGTAAGAGTTTGTTGAACAACTTTATTATATAAGTCATCTACTGTTTTCTCTAATTGATCTGCAGGGAATGTTTGTTTTAATGCAATACCAAGGTTACCTTTAAGTCTATCTTGAATATACTTAGACATGTATCCAGTAATTTCTACATAGAACTGCACATTGTTATTCTTAAGAATGTTTGCAATGTTTGTATTGATTCGTGTAATGTTTAATACAATCTCATTTAATGTTTGATAGAAAGGATTATTACTCTCAATTAACTTACCCTCTGGTGAAAGTGACTCATCAATTGCTTGAATCATTTTTAACCAAGCTTTAGAGTTTTGTTTATAAAGCATCAATAAAGCAATAGTACTTCTATTGTTTATATTGGTAGTGCTGATTCTTGAAACATCAAGTAACATGTTTTGGGTCATGCTGTTGATAGTATCTAATGTATTTACCAATGCTACTGCTCTTTGAAGATCTACATCTAGGGCCCCTTTAGCAGCATCTAATGCATTTTGAATCATCTCATCTTCTGTGAAACTTTCAGTGTCTACATTAAGATTGTCTTTTAGTGTGCTAACTACCTCACGTAAGTATCTGTTGGTTCCTTTTTCAAATAATGAATCCTTTAAGAATTTTTTTGATGCTTTGTCTCCTTTAAAGTTTTCAGCCTCAGTAAGAACTCTTCTATTGGTTTCATATATTTCCCGGACCACTTTGAGTTGTGACTCAGCATTGGAAAACTTGTTAAGTTCTTTTGCTCGGTCAACAACATTCCGTGAAAACATAACCAAATCCTCCTCTGTAATGTTGTCAGTTTTAAACTCAAAGTCTTTATCTAAGAGCATATCTGACAACTCCTCTAATGTAGTATCAACATCTAGTTTTGCCACGTTCACTTTTGATCCAAACAAGCCTCTCAACAACTGTTTGATAGCAGCCATTAACTTGTTCATGAAACTTTGGTAACCTTCTGTCTCTAGTTCATTATTGATTCTATTCAATGCTCTTAACTGCATAGCATAGGCAAGAACTTCTTCTTTAAATAAATCAGAGTTCTCTTCTAGTTCAGGATAGTTATTTAGTACATAGTACTTAATACCTTGACCTTCTTCTGTAGCTAATGCTTGATCATATAGTTTCTGAAATAGGATGTTGTTTGTTTTTCTCAGTCCCTGTAACACTGGGTGAGAAAATTCATGAAGTACAGTTCTTACATTTACATTATCACCTACTATATAAACAGTACCAGCATAATAAAATGCGGGTTCTCCATTGTATTTAACGGCTCTATTCTTTAAAATGTTTGCTGCTTCTTCTTGTGTAATAGTTTCAAATTGTGCACCAATACCTTTAGATAATCTTTGTGCAAGTACTTCAGCAATTTCTCTTGATCTTTCGTTTTGTAACTCATCAAGTTTTACATCCATAAATAATACACCATTAATCTCTTGTAAAGATTGATCTACTTTAGGATTATCTAAAGCTGGCATATCTTTAATCATCATTGCATCATCTGGTCTTGCATTATACAATTCCTGCAATCTTTCAAAAAGTTTTACATTAGGTTCAGCTCTAAGTACTCTATACTTTGCATCTCTCCAGTATGTAGATCTTTGTGGATCTACATGCTCAGACATATTAGTACTAAATAACTTAGTACCATCAGTTTTTAGACCATACTTTGTTTCAGCCAATGCTGTTATCTGATCATTTAACTTATTAAAAAGATCTTCATTGATGATTCTTCTTACATCATTTGTAGCTCCTTTATCTTGTAAAAACTTTATTGAATTTAATTGTACTTGACAAACCATATTATGAACATTTAAACGGATCTTCTTCTAATTCCAATTGTGTTAATATTTCAGCATCTGAAATTCCTTGACTTGCACTCACTAAGTCTCTCATTTGGTCATACATAGTAGAACCTGGATTAACATATTGAAACTCTTCAAATAACCTCTTACTTAAATATACAAATAATTCTTGAGGCATGGTATTAGGATCACCAAATCCATACTCTGGAAATGCAATTTTACCATCTTTTTCTTGAATTTGTTTGATTATATTTATTCTTTTTTCCCAAATGTTTTTTAGTGTTTGGTATTGGTCAGGACTAAGGTCAACCTGTTTACCATTTACAACACTTGCAAATAAATTAGTTGGAAAATTAATAGACATGCTAGGTACTTCTGACATAAAGTTAGATGCACCACCTAGATTAGTACCTTTTGCAATTTGCTCAGGTTTAATCTCATAGACACTTGTGTTGTGTACAAAGACTACGTCCGGATTATTTTTACCTATGTTAGTGTAATAGTATATGTTTTTAGCATTGCTATCATTATACATAAATACTCCTTCCTTATCTGTAGATCGTAAACCAAGTCTTTTTACTTCAGCTGTAGTATCTAGATTTGTAGAATCTTCTTCAGCTACTTGCTGACCTCTTTGTGGTGTAGGTGCAACTGTAGGACTTATTCTTTCAGGATTAGCATAATCCATACCTGATAGATAGTCTTTGAATCTATTTTTATTTAGATTAGTAACTGAGTTTTGTCTAATAAACTGATCATAGAAATTGTCCAATACAGTAAATCCTTTTTTGTCTAAAGCATCTGTAAATTTACCAACTTCATCTTCTACAATATTTAAGAAGTCTGTATAGTCAACAACATTTGTAAAGCTTAATTTAGTTTTGTTGAGACCTGTTTGTAAGAAAGCAAATGTGCTTAAGTATTTAAACATGTCACTAATTCTAGCATTCTCTTGTGGATCACTAACTTTTTGTACAGTTGGATCAGCCAATCTTTTTAGATCATTGCTATAAAGATTTGACTTATCACTATCAAAACTCTTCTCAGCTAATAAGATGTTGAATGCCGTTTCAGTTTTATCTGAATCAAGTTTCAGTCTACCCAATACTGGATAGTCTTTTGCAAGCTCAGGATTGTTTTGCAACAACTTAGACATTCTTACAGCAAAAGCATTGTCACTGTCTTGGAATAAGTGGAAGAAGTTATATGAATTATCTAGAGCTTTGATAGCTAATAGTTTTTCATACGTATATCTTACAGCTTTTTCATTAGATAAGTCAGGGAAGAGTTCTTTTGTAGTTTTTAGTTCCTCTTGGAATTCTACTGATGTAGAGTAGTCCGTTGTAAGAGGGTAGACTGATCTTAAGTACTCTCGTTCTGAAACAAATTTTTGATACTCACTAAAGTTTGTTTCTTCATTATTCATAAATGTTGATGGATGTAGTGGGTATAAGCCTCTATCTTCATAACTATTTTCTGCATCTGATCCTTCAATCCAAGCCTGTGATTTAAATTCTTTTTGTAACTGTTTAACATCTACATATAAAGTACCACCTTTGACAAATGCACCTCTCTTAAGTTCTTTTACAAGTGCAGTAGGAATTTTAGTCTCCATGTTTAAAGACATAAATCCTTCTTCAGCTTTATATTTTCTAAGAGCATTCTGTAAAATAAAACTTACAATATCATTTCTGAAGACATTGCTAAACATTTCAATGTTCTTACCAGGGAAAGTTGTTTCAAGATCATTTCTGATTTGATTCTTTCTTGCAATTAAGTAATCACTAATTTGCTTGTGATATCTTAATTTAAATAATGGTCTACTTACAGCTAAGGCCATAGGTCCGTTAAAGAAAGAACTGATGATAGAGTCATTCATCATACTATTCAAAATTTCTCTTGGAATTCTTGAATCAAACTCTAACTCCTCAATGTTAGCTTCACTTTGCTCTACATCAGAAAGAGTAGACTTAGTAGCCGTATCTGGATTAGAACTCATTTTAAGTGCTGTGTATCCAGAAATTTGTTGTTCTAACTCAAGATAATGTAAGAACATAGCTTTTGCAATATCACTGTCTTTATCATTGCTGTTGATAAGATCTTCCATTTCCGTTAAAGTAAATGTTTTCTCTTTTCTATCTTTAAAGTGATCATTTAATAGCTCTTGTCCTTTCAAGTATCTAGCATCATTACTAGAATTTTTAGCTAACTCAGCCTTATCAAAATGGTTTTTAATAACCTCAGATGCAGCTTTGTATTTTGCTAACCCTGGACTATCTGGTTTCTTATTAAGTACATCAGCAAATGTAGACTTAGCAAGACGTTGTTCATCTACATACTCTCTTACCAATGGATTGGATACAAAATAGATTGCTTCTTGAACAGGTACACCTGCTTTAACTAAATAAAGCAATGTTGGAGCTACCTCATAGTTTCCTTGGATAAAGAAGATCCAAGCATCTTTTTCAACATCCACCCATCCATTCATCATTTGAGAAATAACATCCCCTACTTTATTGATACCATCAACATCATATAAATCTGACATAGAGATAACTTCTTTGCCGTCAGCAGTCATCTTGTTATGTCTCAATCTCATGTTGCTCTTTCTCAACTCTCTTTTTAAAGTATATTCATCTGGCATATAAGCACCAAGTGAATTCATAATAACATTGAAAGTGTTTTCAATAGCACCAAGACCTAGAGTTTTCTTACCTACAATATTAGATTCGTGTTTGTATATATTATACATTGCTTCTAATACTCTTGTAGGACTGATTTCTCCAGTATTTTCTGTCATTTTATTATTCTTAGGATTGTACTCTGAAACTTTATCTGATAATTTATCAGCAATATCCTTAAGAATAAATGTACCATTTGGCATGATAAGAGATGCATAGTTATCAGGAAGTTCAAGAATGTTTTTGATATCTTCTATAAGTTCATTTTCTAATGCAGCTTTTTGTTCTTTAACAGCTTTGGCAAAATTGTCAGTACCTCTAAGATTTTTTATTGTTTGATTGTCTTTATAACTACGTTTAATCACATTACCATCCTCATCAAGTGTGTTCATGAAAATTGTAAGTTTATCAATATCAAAGTCACCCCCTGACTTAGCAACAATCTCTGCTGGTGGAATAATGATATTACCAGCTTGTGGTGGTAAGAATTCAAATACTTCAGCAAACTCCATAGAGTTAAGACCTTGTACAGGAATACGTACACCAACAAGAGTGATTGCTTTTCTAACAGCTCCTTCATTTGCATCTAACCAAGAGTCATCTTTAATTTTTTCATTCAGTCTTGCCAATGATTTGTCCATATCAAGTGTACCATCTTCTAGGTAAACTCCTACAGTTTCATCATTAGCATATTCTAAGTTGAATAAATTATAATATGATCCTTGCATTGCTATCATAACTTTTGCAGCAGCAGTATAACCATTTGCTTTTTTATGATATGTAGGTAACAAGTAAGTTGTAGAGGCCCATTTTTTGATCTCATCTTTACTTGCTTTTCTTAAATCAGGCTCTGTAAATTGATTTGCATACAAACCAACAGATACTTGAATCAATGGTTCTCCTGTAACCTTTTGCTTGATTACTCTCTTGTTAATCATAGAAAGTAATAACTTCTCTATTTTAGCAGCTTCAGGATGGAAAGAAAGATCATGAACTAAATCACCATTGTTGTCAAATACATCTATAAACTCAATAAGATCATCACTCAGAACTTCTTCTCTTTCAAGATTAGTTCTGATCATGTTTACTAGTTTTGCAATGCTTGACTTATCTTTAGCTTTGTATTCACCAGGAGTAGTTTCTTCATAACCCATTTCTTCAAGAAGCTCTATCTTTAATAGGTTAGTGTATTCTTCTACGTGGTCAATGTATTTCTTAACTCTTTCTTCTGTAATGTCTTGATATTTTGTAGACTTGATTTTACCTTGTTGGTAAAGACCTTCAAGGATCAACTTTCTCAACTGTGTAGAGAAGATTGATTTACCTTTATAAGTTGCATTTACCTCTGTCTGATTTTTCAAAAACTCAGCATAAATAGTATTAATTGTAAATTTTGAGTTTTTATCAAACGTACCATCAGGATTTAATACAACATCACCTTTTCCAATATGACTTACTTTAGAACCAGATTCAAATAGAACATAGTCTATTTGATCTTTCATCATCTTTTCATGTAAGTCATACATCGGTGTACCCTCTTTCCCTACTCCAGGAATAATAGGAGCAAGTGAGAACTTATGGAAAGAGTTTACAGGAAGACCTGTTGATTCTATATTTCCAAAATACTGTAACTTGTAAGGAGGGAAAAACTCTACTACATCTTCTGCAGTAATGTTTTGACCCATAGATACTTTTCTATACAACAACTCTTGTTGATCACTCCAGTTACCTTCTAGATGTTTTAATCTTCTATAAGTCTCAAATCCTACAATACCTTGACCATCAGCAATTTTCATCTGTGGTTTATCAGTAGAAAAATACTCAGATGCTGCTTTATCAGCATTTTCTTTTGCTAATTTTCTATTTTTAGTTCTTGCATAGATTGCTTCTTCAATTTCATCTCTGTACTCTTTGTACATGACAGAATTAAATTGCATTTCTTTTATGATTGCTGTTTGTAAAGTACCATCATAATTTCTTACAGCATAGCCTCTTCTATCAGCATAGTAGTTCTTCAAAGAACTAACATAAATCTGTGCTCTTTTGTCTGCTCTAAATCCTTTACCACCAGATGCAAGACCAGCATTACGTTTATGGAATTCTTCTTTAGCATGATTGTATTGTACTAAATCTCCATATGCAATAATAACAGTCTCCATTTTGTGAATGAAGGAGTTATAGGTATAAGCTTTTACTAATGCAGTTTCTATGTCTTTTTCAGTAAGATCTTCATTTGTAACTTTGATTCTTTCTATTAATCCTTTATCTACATACTTAGCTTTTTGAAGTCTAGTATAGTTAGCAGCTGTATCAATATCAAAGTATTTTTCAACATCTTTTCTAATTAAGTCTCTTAAAGTTGGATTGTTATCCAACTCAGTCATTAGATCAAAATCAGATAGTTTATTATCTGAAGCTGCATCAATTATAGAATACAATTCTTTTTGTGTAGTTGGTGAAAGGATATCATCAAATGCAGTAAATGCTTGTCCAGCCATAACTGCAGTTTTCTTACCATCTTTTCTTTTCACTTTTCTATTGTATCCAGCATAATTTTCAAACTTATCAATATCCTGTTGGAATCTGAAAATTCTATTAGCTTCACCAGCTAGATAACCTTCAATAATATCATATGACTTGATTGTACCATCAGCATAAGGTAAGAAAGACTCCATATCAACATAAAGTTTAGAAGCTTTTTTACCATTATATGTTTTGATATCACCATCAATAGTCATACCCATAGCAGTGTTTTTAGAAGCATGTCTCATAAATTCCTCAACACCACTTAATAACATCGTATGGAACTCTTGTAGATATTTACTAGTAGCATCCATTGATGCTGTAGAAGTACCTCCTTCATTTCTACGGCTTACCATCTGAGTACCGGCTACATTTTGTAATGTAATTTTTGCATCAGAAATCTTTTGACCATACGTTGGAGACATAGGATCTAAATCAAATATAGAATTTAAAAGTTTTGAGAATGGGCTAAGTGTATTATTAGATTCATTCAACCATCTCATGTGTTTAAATCTTCCATTTGGATCAGCCTCAGCTGTTGTAAGTTGTTGCCAGTTGTCTGCGTAATTGATAGCTGTAACTATTCTTGTAATAGTATTATCAACCATGTGCTCCCATACTCTGTTTCCTTCAGGAGTTTGCACACTAAAGTTTGAATAACTGTCAGAGAATGCATTTTGTAGTCCTGCTAAAGCTCTGATTCTACCTCTTACTTCATCACTTTGTGATTGACTATCTCTAAGTGATTCTGGAAGACCATTAAGTAAATATGTAAGTGGATCCTTTTTAAATAAGAATGCATCTGCTGATGAACTTTTATTTACTTTTTTGATCACCTCGTACATTCTATCAATACCAAATGTTGTACTGAATGGAGTAGTTCTGTTGTTAACAATCTCTTTGATAGCAGAACTAGACTGATCTAATACAATACCAATTGCTTGTAAAAACTCATTAGCTTTTCTGTAGTTAAATCTACCATCTGTACCAAACTCTTTTACAATTTTGCTTGTGTTTAGTATGTTATTACCATACTTATCTTTTGATACATATGGATTAATTGTACTATCTGCAGTAACAAAGTTAGATTTCCAATCTTGGATTACTTGGTATACATCAAAGTTAGCTTTTGCAACACGGGCTTCAAAAGATTTATTTATACCTTCCTCACTTCTAGCTTCTTCCTTGTTTAAGTTAAGCTGTACATAAGGGATTCTTGGTTTCTTAAAGTCTTGCCAGAAATTAGTTTCAGAAGAGAACTCCATTGGAGTATACTGACCTAGGGCAGTTTTCTCATTAAAGAAAGGATTTGGTAATAACTTTTGTAATTGTTCAAGCTCAGGATAATTTTCAGAATTCTCAAAGATTCTTGAATACATATCCATTTCATCAAATGAACCTTCTAGTATTTTAGCAAGTCTATTCCATGTAATGTCAACATCTTGTAATACAGGGAGGCCAAAAAGACCATCTCTATTAGTTACAATCTCACCATTTTCTTTAGATACTTTAAAGATACTAGCTAATAACATCATAGTGTCTTCACTAGCAAGTTCTTTAGAAGAAATAGTGTTACCATCATTTAACTTAAACAAGTTACTCTTCTCAATATTACTTGGATCTTCAATCTCAATATACTGATCTCTCAATACACGGTATCTAGACTTCTCAAGATGATATGCTATAACATTGTTTTTCTCTCTACCGTCTAAACTGTCTGTTAGATTACCAAAATTAGATGTAATTTTATCTAACAGCTCTAACTCTTCAAGAAATTTAGGATCAGTAAGTAACTCATCATCTGCCTCTAAATCAGCAACATAAGCAATTCTTAATCTTTCAAATCTATCATAGATATCTCTGTAAAGATCTTTCTTATTCTCAGGATCCTTAAGAAGTTTTAATGCTGCAGCTGTAGTATTAAAGTCTCTATTATGAGCTTGGAATATAACAGACATCATACTGTCCATTGCATCAGCAATTTTCTTAGACTCTTCTAATGTAAAATTATCATTGATGATTTTGCTTCTGTTCAGTTTCCCAAACATAACATTATCCATAGAAGGTTTTAAACTTGATAGAATGCTAGGATTTTCTGAGGCTCTGTACAATTTGTCAAATAATTCTTTAACAGACTCTACATCTTGCAAGCTTGTAGCAGCTTGTTGTTTAGTAACTTTACCAAAAAGCTTTTGGATAAACTGATAAATCTTATCAAATAACTTACCTAAGATTCCTCTGACTTCTTTTTTACCTTTTGATTTAGCATATGCTCTAAACTCTTCAGCCAAAGACTCTTCTATATCAAAGAAACTTTTTCCTTTGTACTTAGCTAATGTTTGTACTTCTTCATAAAGTTTGATCTTCTCATCCTTAGTTAAAAGTAATTGAGAGAAACCGTGCCATGCTTCATGATAAACATCAACCATAGTACCACCATCAGCTTCGTATAAAGTAATACCATAACCAGACCAGGTAGCAAATGCATCTGAGTTTACAATCTCCGTAACTCTTTCAAGACTAATGAACTTACTCAAAGGAGAGTTATTCCACCATGATTCAGCTTTTTGTCTGTCAGACTTAGATGTAAATACTTTGTCTAGGAATCTATCACGTAGCTTAGATCTATCTAACCCTTTCTTTTTATATAAAGCACTGTTAGATGAACCGTTAATGATATCATCTAGTAAGCTTACTCTTGTTGATGGATTGTTTCTAATGTTTGTTTCTTTAGCTTCAGCTTCTGTTTTAGAAGGTGTCTGTGCTGCAGTTACTGGTTTAGTACGTGTTTGTTTTTTAGGAGCAGGCTTTGGTGCTTCTTTATCAACCTTTGCTTTAGGAGCAGGTTTTGATTGAGTAGGTTTTGGTCTACCAACAGGAATAATCCCATCAAACTCAACAGTACCATCAGGTATTGCATAAGTAAGATAAGCATTCATACCATTCTCATAAGCATTAGTCTCAGTTGTATAAGTAACTTTGACATATGGTTTAATAGCTTCAAAATAATCTTTAGAAGATTCAGTTATCTTATCACCTTCAATAGAGTATTCTGTAAAAGTTTTACCCTTGTATTTATTATTGTATTGTACGTTAGCTGGCCAAAATTCATCTTTAACTTTGTCTTTTGGTCTAGCACTCAATAAATGATCTACAATAAGTTTTTTACCAGTTTCTGTATAAAGAACATCTTGAGGTATCTCTTTACCATTTAGTTCTACAAAGAATGTTTTCTCATTATTTACAATAAGAACTTTTGCTCTAATTCTATCTCTGTTATATGGAAGATTTGTTTTGTATCCTGTTTTAGGATCCTTCATTAAAGCATTATTGATAAAGATTTCAAAGTATGCTTTTCTTTCATCTGGTGTTAACTCTCTACCTTTTAACTTTGCTGTAGTAGTTAATACTGTTGCAAGTTGTTCAGCTAAAGACTGATCAATGTCTGATCTTTGTAAAAATACTTCTTGGTCAACATTTAATCCTCCAGCTTTAGTTTTCTGAATGATAACATATTGTTTACCAGTATCTTTACCAGTTGTTATACCAGTATAGTTTTTAATATCTTCTTCAGTAAGACCTGCTTCTTCCAAAGTCATAGTCTTAACTGCAGTTCTTGGTATACCAAATGTTCCTCCTAGTATTGGAAGAATGATTTGTAAATCACCATTTGACTCTTCAATTAATTTTCTTAACTGATAAAGCTCATTCATTTCTCTGTCTTGACGATCTTTGATAGTCTTAACTAATTTTTTAAAGTCAGTTTCAGTTACTTTTACTTTACCATTGCTTTCTTCTTCAATGATGTCTGCTTGTCTTCTAGCAATAACTTCTGGTTGTACAAGATTATAATGACGATTGCTTCTGTTAGACAATAATAATTTACCGTCAACAAGGTTTACTTTTCTAAGGTACTGATAAACAATCCTACCTTCTGCAGGGTTGTCTGTAATTGTACCATCCGGTTTAAAGTATACAAGACCTCCTTTTGAATCTGTAACAACAGCAGCTATACCATTATCATTTGGATTCTTCTCTAGGAATGCTCTATCATCAGCAGTTAATAGTTCAGGAGAAATATTTCTTGTTAACTGTGTAGTCAAAGCAAGTATTACTCCATTATATTCAATCTCTTCTGTACCCGTTCTTTGTTTAGCTATCTCTACTATAGCTTTAACTACTTCAGAAAATAGTTTCTTTTCAGGATCTATGTTGTTTCTTTCTTCCTCAGATAAAGTTTCTGGATTTCCAGCATATGCAATTTGAATAGATGTAGCCCAAGGGGTTGATACCTTAGCACCATTGTCTTCATTAAATGACCAGAACTCCTTCTCGTCTACTTCAGGAACAAAGTCTTTTTTACCTTTGTTTGTATTTTTAATCTCAGAATCAATCTGCTGCTTGCTCTTTTTTTTAGTTGCAATATCCTTTCCTACCTCAGTAAGATCAGCATATCTTTTTCTCATTTGTGCAAGAGCAGTAAAATCAAAACCATTATCAACTAGATAATCATTAGCTTCATTGTCTTGAGTAACTAAATGGAATACATCAGGAATAGCTTGTGCATATAACATAGCTTTAACTTGATCTCCTGTAGCTTCTTTTACAACATTGTATGTGTCTTGAACAATTTTATTCAAGTCAATTGCAGGTAATTCAGAATTACCTAATCTATCAGTTACTTCACCATAAAGTACTTCATATAAATCTAATACCTGCTCTCTATTTAAACTACATGCCATTTTAACAAGTTTTTGAATTTTCAGCTAATTTATCTAATCTTGATTTTTTATCAGATGCTTTTGATTTTTCTTTTGCTTCAGCAAGTGCTGCTGCATCATTTTGAATATCCTTGATAGTATCTTTTGATTCATTAGAATCTTCGATATCTACAGGAGTTATTTCTACATTTGCTTCAGGTTGTGTTGCTTCCATAGTTGTTTTTTCAAAATTTTCTATAAGTTCTGCTTCAGTAAAATCTCTTGATTCTTCAGTCTTAATATTTTTCAATTTAACCGAATCTTTATTCTTTTTTACCACGATAACTTCCTCACCAGAGAAGTCTGTAAAGATAGGATTTTTACTTATAAGATACTCATCCACAGCAATATTTTGAATAGAAACAATTGTTTTTAATTCCTGTAATCTATTGGTATAAGCATCTCTTATAGCAGTTGTATCTTGATCATTTTTTACAGCATCCAGAAATGCTTCTTCATAAACTTGCTCAATAGTATCTAACGTAGCATTGTTTATTTTTTCAACAGAATCTAACACCTCTTCAAACTCTACAGGTTCTTCAAATGTTTCACCTAAACTTTCTTCTCTTGCTTGTTTGACAAGGTCTTCAAGTTCCGTTCTTGTAGCTGGTCTAGAAACTGTTTCTGCTGGTTTTCTGCTAGACCTTTCATTCTGAGGTACACTAGACCCTTTCTGTACTTCTGCTGATCCTGGCCCAAAGACTTGGTCGGCTGCTTCTTGTTTTTTGCTGATTCTTCCATTCTTAGTTAAATTAATTAATTGCATGTCATTAAGTAAATCATTCAATGCATTAATTTGATTAGTAATATCATCTACTATATCTCCACGATTAATTACAGTGTAACCTAATGACTCTAATTTTTGAATAGTGTCTTTAGCCCATTTTGTAATAGTGTTTAGATCTGACTTCTTTAAAGCTTGCACTCCACTCTCTATCAAAGTATCTAATGCATCTGGATATTCAGCACTCAGTATTTCTGTTATTGCTGTACCAATATTACGTGATAAAGATAAGTTATCTATTGCTTTTAAGTCTTGTGTTTCATTTGCTTTTGTAGTATTTCTAGTTAATCTCTGAAAACTATTTGGCAATCTATTCAAAGCAAAAATGTAATCATCTGCATTCTCTCCATAGACAAACATTTTTTTGTTTGATTCAGCAAGAGAAACTCTTTTATTATTAAGTTGTTTAATTTGATCTTGTAGTTTGGCAATCCTGGTAATCAAAGCATCTCTTTTATCAGAGTCTATATCTTCTGTAGAGACAATATTACGGAGGTCTCCAATTTTTTGAGATAACCCACCGATCTGTTTATCAATTTTACTTATTGCTTCATCATTAGACATATAACTTAAGACAGTTATAGTTCCAGTTTTGTCTCTTAATACATCATACCTTACACCATTTATTGTTGCAATAGTATCATCATTATTAGAGAATGCTGCATTAACTACTTTACCGTTTACAGTTGAAACTTGACCAATAGATTCAGTTGGTACAACCATACCTAGTCCAGCAGCACTTAATTTTAATAAACCATTAGATACATTTTTACCATCAATCTTTATTGGAAAAACTTCAATAACTCCTTCAGTTGATTTAATAGCTTCAGAAATCTTTTTAATATTACTTTCAAGTTCAGCAATATAATCTGGATTACCAAACTCACCTTTTTCTACAGCTAAGTTTGCTTCTAATGCATCTAGTGTAAGTTGTAATGTAGATATGTCATCATTAATAACAATCTCAACTCCAAATTCTGCATTTGGCATTAGTACTAATTTACCAACTCGACCATTATAAATAACAGCTTTATTTACATTTTCTCCAATTCCATTTTTAGTAGGGTCAGATTCTTCAATACCCACAGTTACAGAAGATGGTTTTGCTTCTTCTCTCTTAATAGGTGCTTTAATATCTGGCGTTGTTTTAGTGATACCGTAGTTTTCAATTTCCGGTAAGTATTCTAAATCAATTGTGTCCTTTCCATCCTCTACAATAGAAGCAAGTTCGATGTCATTAATGTAACCATCAATAGTTACATCAATTTCAAACGGCATTAACTTCAAGTCAGGTGTAATAGCAGTATTATTGTGGAACATGTAACCATATATAGACTGTTGAGCACGGAAATATGTAGACTTATCTTTAAGTTTACCTGTTCCAAATGCTGTCCATTTATCTTTACCTGCAGTTTTAATATCCACAATAGCAACTGAACCATCTTCTCTTACTAAAAGTAAGTCAAGCTCTCCTGTTACACCATTACCGTCTCGTAAATTTTTATCAAATAGTTTTACGTTCTCTGATAAGATAGTGTATGTACCATCTACTATACCAAGTCTAAACTTAGTGACAATACCTCCAGGGTTACTTGGTGTAACTGGTGCAAATAGTTTATCAAAAACTTTTCTTGCCATTACATCAGATATCTTAACCGGTCTACCTTTTATCTCTACTTCAGAATCATAATCAAATTCTGAGAAATTAGATTTAGTTCCTGCATTAGGGGTAAGGAATACTCTGATTAGGTTATCCACCACGTCTCCAGCATCTGCAAACTCTCTGAATGCTGTTTTTGAAACAACATTTTTTAAATTTTCATATGTAGGTCTATTACCTAATGCATTCTCAATTGTTTTTAATTTCTTTTCTGATCTAAATACTTTCCATCCACCTTGTGATTGATAAACTTTTCTTTTAAAAGCTTCCATAAATAATCGTACTCTATCTTCAAGTACAATATCTGGATCATTAAAGAATTGATTAAACAAATTCTCAAGTGGAGCAGCAGTAGGATTACCATCTGCATCAACACCCGGTTTCAATGGATTGTAAATAAAAGGATCTTTACCTAACATCTCAGTCTCAACTTCTTCAGCAACTTGAGTAGATCTAGCTGGCATAGGATCATTAGGACCTCTATCTCTAAAAGTTCTACCTATGACATTACCATCTTCATCAGTTACATCAACAAGTTCATCTTGTTTGTTAATAACATACTCTTGTATGATATTAATAGTTTGTTCTGCAATGTTTCTAGGTTCTGATGCAGTTACTCTTGCATTAAGATATCCAGTTAAACCTTCTATATCATCTTTAATGTTTGAAATATCTTCTGGAGTCAACTGTATATATTCACCCTTCTTTTTAGGATTAGGATACTGACCATCTTCTAAAAACTTTTGGAATCTTTTTACTATACTTGATATAGTATATGTAGTTGTTTGAGCATTGATTTTTGTATCAATAAACTTTAGAGCAGGAGGTTGAGCCAATCTTTGAGCTTTATCTAATGCATTTTGTTTAGACTGCTCATTAAATGATTCAATTAAAGAACCTTGTGTTTCTAACCAGTTACTTCTAAGTCTATCATACTCAATTGGATTATTTACTTTAATCTCTAATGGTTCCATTAGAACATTGACTAAATAATCATCAAATGCTTTTGTTATTTCATCTTGAAATTCTAAATCAAAATCCTCAAACTCAGTTTTAGTTGTGTAAGTATCAGGAGTATTTTCATCAACACCTTTCTTTTTGAAATCATTTTTTACTTCAGCAATAAGGTTATCATACTTATCATTAATAGCATCTATTGCTTCTTGATAAGCTAAAAATTCTCTTGTGTTTTTTACATCAATAGTTGGAGCTGCTGGTTTTTTACTTAACTCAGTTTCAATTTCAGAAAGTCTTGCTGCAGCATATTCACCATATATAACAGATTTAAGAGCAGCATCAATTCTTGTATTAAATGCTTCTTGTTGATCATCTATATCAGAAGTGTCATACTTTTGAGATACATCAAAAATGTTTTTATTTTTTTGTCTATCATTCTTTTGTATTTCTTCTTGCTCACTAAAAAATTCTTGAGCATTAAGACCTTGTTTTTCTAAAACTTCTGTAGCAAGAACTTCAGCAGCTGCTTGAACATCTACATAATTATCAGAAGCTAATTTATCAATAGCTTTTGTAACTAATTCTTTTTCTTTCTCAAGTGCTTTTCTTTCTTCGTCTGTAAGTTCTTCACTAGCAATACGTTCTGATTCTTGTTGTAAGTATTCTTCTTCAGTTAAACCGTATTTTTCTTTGAACCTATTCTCATATTTAGATCGTTCAGCATCTAATAAATCAGCTCTTTCATCCTCAAGTGTTTGAATTCTTTTATCAAGTACTTGTTTTTGTGTAAGAGGATCACCAGCTGGTTTTTTCTCAGAAAGTTCAGCAGCTTTTATAAATAATTCAATGTAGTCTTCATAAACAATAGAACCTTTGTTAATCATTCTATTATTTGTGACGTCAATAAAATACTCAGGTAAATACCTTGGATCTTCTGACCATTTAGAAAACTCTTCTAAGTCAACAAATATTCCTTGATCAGCCAATGTATTTAACAAAGTGTTTTTTTCAATAGCTGATATCTCTTGATTTACAATGTTTTTAATAACTTCTTCTCTATTATTATAAAGATCCTTCATAAACTTGAAGTTTCTCATAATGTGCTCATAGAACTCTCTTGGATTAGATAATAAATTTACATGTTCAGCAAGTCTTGCTGATTCATTTCTTAATACATGTGTATCAAGTAAACTATCAAATAAATCATCAATACCACCTAACTCTTGCAATTCTTGTTCTAACTGCATTCTTTTATCAAAACCACCAGCTAAACCATTTAATAAATTAGCAAATGATTCTTTATAATCTAAGAACTCATTACTTTCTCCATTGTCATACTGTTTTACAATTTCATCAATACTTGCTAAAGAAGCATCTTGATCTGACATGTCTGGATTTTCTCTTAATATTTCATTTTTAATATTATCAAGCAATGTCTTATTGACAAATAAATCTACAAGACTTTCTTGTCTTTCTTGGAAATTAGAATATAATTCAAGAAGTTCTCTTTTTCTTGATGCTTCAGCAATTGATTCTGAAGTGTTAAAAGATTCTAAGTTCTCTATCTCAGTCTTCAACATCTCAACTTCTCTTTGTAATTTATTAGGATCCGTCAATGTTGTAAAGTCAGAGAAGTTAGATTCTCTAATTGCTGATAGAGAAGATAAAGTTTCGTATAACTTCTTTTCTCTTTTTACATTGTTATCAAATGACTCGTGTAAGAAAACATAATTATATAATGCTTGATTATATGCTTTATTGTAAATCTGAGCCATTCTATATTCTTCAGTATCTTTTTCATAGTCATCTAAGTTGGCCATGAATTTCATTTTAGATTTAGCAGTGTCCCATCTAGTAGCAATCTTTTTAGCATTCTCTAGTGACTGATCAAATCTTTCTAATGCCTTAGTACCTTGACCAGGAGCTAGACCCCATGCCTCTTCTAAGTCAGTTGCTGAAGCTTGTTTGTAATTTTCATAATGGTTTAAGAATGAATTAAAGGTTCCATTTTGTAATGAACCTAATACTGCAGATTGAAAAGCAGCAAACTCAGTATCTCTAATTTCTTTTGTAGTTTGATTTTCTGGATCATCTATTATTTTTCCTAACAGAGATTGATTAACATAGTTGTTGATTCTGTCATCAAAGAAATACTGTGGATTTTTATACATAGTATTTAATTGATCTACTACAGTATCAGCTAGTTCTTCTCTACCATCTAAGTACTCTTTATAAGCAGCATCTTTTTTAAGATAATCATTGTATCCAACAGTTGCATATTTTTTAATATGACCAGGAGCTTGTAAGATAGAACCCATTAAGAATCCAGACAAGAATGTTTCAAGTCCTTGAGAACTGAATTGTTTTTTTACTGAGTCACCTAATAAAGCAGCACCGTATCTAAAACTTCTTGCATCAGGATTATTATATGTTTCTACATAATAGTTTTGTGTAGCTTCCTGTAATACATCTTGAGCTATTTCTTGACCACCTTCTACAACATTTGCTTTAAAATAATTTAAACCAACTTTACCGTATGTACCAGGTTTAGCCAAAGACTTAATAGCATTGACTAAGTTTACTCTTTGTTTAACAAACGTACCTTCTAGTGCAGTCTTACCTGGTTGGAAAAGGATTTGGAAATCTTTCCCTACATTAGTAACCACTTTACCAAAACTAAACTTTGGTGCTCCTTTTAAGAAACTAGCATTAGTAATTGAAGGAAACACAAGTTTGTTAGAAAGAAATATAAGAGCAGTATTAGAAGCTGTATTTAAAAATGCACCTTCAGATGATTGTCTCATCATACTCTCTTGTTCTTCTAGAGTAGGTCCTTTACCATTATGGTCTTGTACAAATTTATTGTACAATCTATCATATGTCTGAGCTCTTGTGAATCCTCCCTCAAGTTTACCTTCAGAAAGAGCCATGTTCAAGTTCATCATGTCATGCCACAATGCACCTGCAGTTGTTGCACTCCTTGCTAAGTTTGTAAGGTTGTCAGTATTCTTTAACTGATTGTATGCTTGTAATGTATTCCCTAAAGGGTTAATGAAGTTACCAAAGTTTTTAGCTGAAGCACCAAACAACTCTTTTGCTTTACTTAAGTTAGAATAGTTCTTTACACTTGCTAATAATTCTTTTGTACCTTTAGCAGCTTCAACTAATGATTTAGGAAGGCTTCCTAGTTTGTTTAGGAAAGTAGATCCTCCCTCAACAACTCCAGTAGCAGCATTTCCACCACTAAATAAACCACCTATCAGAGCTCCTTCTACAGCACCTTCCATTAGGATACCCATAGAATAAGCTGCTGAGTTAAATAAGTTTACTGTAAACCCACCAACACCACCTTTTGATGATGCTCCAATAGCATTAAAGTATTCATAGTCTCTTGCACTTTCAGCACTAGCTTCAAATAAACCATTACCGTCCATGATACTTTTGTAAGAATCAATAGGATCCATGAATCCTTTAGTCAACATTGGCCATGCAGCATGTGTGGCCCATCTTGTTATATCATCTCCAAATGTTGTATTCTGATTGAATAGAGCTTCATTATCAATAAGTGGATGGAATCCAATCTTATTGTATGTATCCTGACCATAAGCTTTATACCTTGCTCTAAATGTTCCTTTAGGAGATGCATCAAAAGCATAAGGTTCAGCATAGTTACCTACGTCTGTCTTACTGTTTATTTCAGACATACCTCTATCAAGCATAGCACCAAAACCACCTTGACTAACACCGTTTATTCTATCTGCTTTTACAGAAGAAGGGTAATAGTCTGAAGATATACCTGCTGTATTATCTTTAATATAATTTGTAGGATTAGCAAAATTGTCTTTCCAATTGATCTTTGGAGCAAGAGGTTGATCTACAGATGCTGGGTTTAAGAAATCACTTTTAGCCATCAACTCATTAAAAGCAGATGGTTGATTGTCTAAATTCTCTACAGTATTTAAGGTTTCTTCAGCCATTTTAATTATTTGTTATATTGCCAAAAAGGACTAGTAGTTATACCACTGAAATTTTGTTGAGCATTTTGAATAGCTTTTTGATCTCCTGTTTGATGGATTCTTCTAAACATATCAAAATTCATAGCAGCTGCTTGATTTAAAATTGAATTCATATTTTGTTCTTTTCCTTCAATTTCTCTACCACTTCTAACATCTACTCCAAAATATTTATAATGTGTTTTTTTAGAACCATCAGGCATCATCTCATAGAATTCTCCTACACCTGAGTAATCTCCAACTCCTGGTGTTTTCTCAATAGTATATCTACCATTACCAGCAGGATCAGTATACTTAATTGGCCCCTGTCTTAGGAGGACTTCTGTTGGAGTTGGGAACTGTTTTGAAAATAATGGATTGCTGTCCCAAATATTTTTAGGTGCAACGAATGTAATACCATTTTGGTAAATAGCATCAATCTTATTTTTAAGAGCTTTTTCATCTCCACCATCTGCCATACCTTTAATAACCTTTTCAATTACATCTCTCGGAGCTGTAAGTTTCATAGATCCAAGCTTAGTACTTTCCATTGACATAGTTGTAGCATGAACCATAAAAGGTTTTAATTCAGGATCTGAATTTAATCTTGATTGAAGTTCTCTTACAATAGCCGTTGCTTCATTTTGTGTAACACCTGTATTTTCCCAATCCTCATCTGAACCAGGTAGTTTATTTCCATTAATAGAAATTCTAAACTTGTTTTTATCTTGATTCCAGTTTGTACTTAAAATAGTATTAAACATTTGAGAAGCTGACTGATTTCCTGGATCCCAAGCAATACCTGGAGCAACCATCATAGTACCGGTTTCTGCAGCTAAAGCTACTTTATTACCAGATCTTTGAGTTCCACTAATAGGATATGTTTGTAAACCTGTTTCAGGATTCATATCTTTTGCAAGTTCTTCAAATGATTGATCAAATACATCAGCTACCCAAGAAGCTTTATCTTTTACAGTTTCTCTACCATCACCTAACATTCTTGGAAGTGCTGTTAATGGAACAACATAGTTATACCATTTTGAATCAGCTTTTTGATTTGTAGATTTTCCAACACTAAAACCTAGAATAGATGATATTTGTGCATCTACTTCAGGAGCCATTGCTTTAAATTCATCTGTATTACCATGACTATCTAAAGCATATTTAGACATCATCAAGTTTACAGCTTGTTGAATTTTAGCATCATTAATATTTCTGTATGCTTCTGGATCTTTAGTTTTTACATTACTTACAATGTACTTTAAATCCTCTGTAAATTTATTTCTGATTTTATCATAATTGTTATTTCTAACAACATTCAAAGCATCATCAGTTCTAGCAAGTTGATCTAACTTAATCATAGACTGATCTTTAAAATACTCTTGTGCCAATCCACTTCCAGAGTGTTGAGCAGTCCAACTTTGCATCAAATTATTTACATTGTATATCTGACCTGAGTTAACAGTTCTAGTTGTAAATCCATTAGGATCAGCTTTATAGCCACTCCAAATTTGATTCCATACTTTAACAATGTCTGGTTTGTAATTTTTACTTCCTTCTTTTAAAATTCTTTTTGCAGTTGGTTCACTTGGATTTAATTTTAATACAAATTGAGCTAACTGAGCAGCAGTAAATGAATCACTAGTCACACCATTATTGATAAACTTCATCAAGTTGTTTACCGGTTCAGTAGCATTTTGACTAATCATTTGATCTCTCATGTATTTATTTGCTGCATCAAGAGACATTTCTTCAGCTGTTGTTCCATCTGGTGTAACCATGTTAATATTAAAACCTTGACTTTGAGGGTTTGTGTTTAATTGACCATCTTTAGTAAAGCCCCAATATCCTTTTTTAACATTGTAGTCTACAGCTTTTTGATACATTTTTGCTTGATTTGCCCTATCTATTTCAGACTCTCTATCAAGGTGAGCTTGTTGTTGTCTAGCTCTAGCATGTTTGTCTCTTAAAAACTCTAAACCTACAGGATTAGCTTTGTATTCAATTTCTTGATTAAGTGTTGCATAATTACCAGATGCTCTCATTATATCTTGTTCTGCAAAAACAGAAGCAAAACCAGCATCTACTTTTAATCTAGCTAATTCTATGTCACTTAAAATATCTTCATCATAACCTTGTGCTGCACTTGTAGATTGTTTATCATTAATCTGATCATTTAACTTTTGTGTATTATCAGCTACAGCAGTGTTAACAGCAAACAAATCTTCTAATGATCTACCATAGTTACTTTGTTGTGGATTTACATTACCATTATTCACATCTTTTTCAAGATTACCTTGCAAACTTTTGGTAGTATTTAAGTCATCTTGAGCCTTAACATTTTTATCAGAAGCATAATTTTTTAACCAATCATATTTTTCTTTAATGTATTGTTTCTCTGCTTCTGATTTATTACCTCCAAACTTAGATGCATTTTGATTAGCATAGTTCATTCTTTCTACAAATGCTCTTTCTCTATACATATCTTGTATATCTGGTCTATTTGCATACTCAGCCATGAACATATTCTGAAGTGTTGGTAATATTAACTCTCCATTTTTCTTTCTTACTAAATATAAACCAGATTGATCTGGAAGTTGTGATACAGCTCCTACATTAAACTTTTTAGCTAAGTCCATGTATTCTTGAACAGCATTTACAAAAGGTGTATACTGAGCATTAGTCATATTTAAAGTACCTTCTAAATCAGCATCTTTAAACATTTGTCTTCTTAACTCTAAACCTTGAATACCAGTTCCCCACCATTGTTTTCTTTGCTTTTCATCTTGAGAATTTTTTAATGCATTAGCTGAATTGTAAGTATTCTTCCAATTTTTAGTCCAAGCCATATCTTTCATAAGATACTTATCTTCATAAAAAGGTTTGAATACTTGCATAGCTTGATTTACATTCTGCTCTAGAGAAAGGTCAAGTCCGGATACTCTTTTTAAATTAAAGTCAATTTGTTTTAAAAGCTCATCTTTTTTCTTGATGTTTAAATCATGTGTTAAGTCAGCACCATAAAGTTGACCATATAGATTATTCAGTGATTGCCAGTTTGAATCATACTGAGTTTGTTTAGTCTGCATCAAGCTTCCGTAGAAGTTTAAGTCAGGCTGAAACGGCTGATAATCTGGTATATAATCTGTAACCCCTTGTAAATACGTTGCCATAATTTATCTTTGTGTAAATCTATTAAAATTTTTTAAGTTTACTAAACCTTTAAAGTTTATAGTAAAAATGGAAGCCATGAACTGATGTCAATATAACCACTATTGTTACCTATTGAACCACCTCTTTTTGCTTCTTGTTGTGTTCCATACATAGTGTTTGCCATATTTGGATCTGGTGCAGTACTTGTTTTACCTGACTTACCTTGTGAATTCATAACTCTTGACATACATGCTGAATGATCTGTTGCATTAGGATTGTTTTGTTTACACCAATCCATTGCTTCTTGCATTGTCATTGCACTACTAGCACCTTGTCCATTAACTGTTTTAGGAGTTGGATTAAAAGCCATTCTTCCACCTACAGTAGGATCAACTTTATAGTTAGGATACATCTGATTTAATGCATCTGTTTTCCACTTATTAGTAATACCTTGAGTATAATAGTTTCTAACATTGTTTCTCATTGCTAATTTAGCATTGTCAAACTGTTGATTAGCAACTGTATTTTGATCATATAATCTTTGATTAGTTGCTTGATTCAACATACTACTTTGATTCCTAATGTCATTTGCTTTTAACTCAAATTGATTAGCAATATTAACATTAGCATTATTATACTTAGACAATATATCAGCAGCATTTTTAGCAGCAGCACCCTGAACACTTGATGATCTAGCAGACAAAGCTTGAGGTCCAGCAAACTGTGCCATAGCATTTGTTTGAATAGCTGCTTGTTCAGCATTAGCACCAAGTTCTCTTGTAGGATCTTGAAATACTGGTCTTGGTACACCCAATGCTACTGGAGGTGCAGCTGGCATTCTTTTCTTAAGACCCATTAGATCTCCAAATGCTCCTGTAGTTTTGATAGTATCTTGTAACCACATTCCAGGAGGTTGTCCTGGTACAGGGATAGTTGAATCTTCTTGACAAGGAGGACAATTACCATTTGCATCAGCAGTCATCTCTATTACAGTACCATCAGCTTTTTGACATGGACATGGTTTACCTTTTGGTGGTTCACATGTACAGTTACCTTGAGCATCTTTTGGTTTATAATTAGGTTTATTTGGATCATCACATTGACATGGTTCTTCTCCAGGTACATCCTCAAATTTTAAATCATGTACAGCTTGAATTTCTCCTTGTGTTGTGTTTGTATAGTATGCATCAATAGGAGAAATGTTTGTTACATTCATTCCTTTCTCATCACTGAAACCAACTTGTTTACCATAAGGATTAAATCCGGAGAAACTTGTAATACCTAATAATGCTGTTTGTGTATCTTCATCATAGTTACCTGGATTTGCATCAAGGTCTTTCATTAATTTATCAGCTGCAATAAACCCAGCCTGTTGTATATAGGCTTCTTCAGCATAAGCATCATCAGCTGAACCTGATAAGTATTTATTACCAGCTTTATCAGTTTTTACTTTTCTTTCCATAGGTAAACCCATGTCTTTTGAAAGCTTATCTAATGAAGTAAAACCAGATGACTCAACTTTTTTATACATCTCTGTGATCTCTTGATCAGTTGCATTTGGATTTGTTTGTTTTATAATACTCTTAAATCCTAATTCATCTCCATCAATTTTACCATTTTTATTTTTATCTGGTTGATCTTCCATTGGTCTTAATTCACCATTTCCATCTTTGTACAAATGAGGACCAAAACCTTTTACTCCAAGTTTATCACCGTAAGTTGTAGTTTTCAAGTTACGTTCTTGCATTCTAAGATACTTAGATACAATCTCGTCATCAGTTAAGTCGTTAGGATCTTTTTTAAATTTCTTTTGATAAGTTTCAGAATATGAATCTCTTTTTCCTTTGTATGCTTCTTGATCAGCTAATGTTCCTCTTACTTGTTTTGCAAATGCAGCTTTAGCTTTAGGATCATTAAATGTTTGTTGCATTGCTTGAAATGTAGCAGCAGCAACTTGGTTACCATTCCATTTATCTAAATCAGTTCCTGTATATTTATCAAAACCTGTAGCAGAAACTTTTTGCTCTACTCTTCTACCATCAGGTTGTATAACATAAATTTTTTCTTTACCTCTACCTCCTTGAACATAAGCTCTTCTTAATGCTTGTTTAAACTCTTCATCTGTTTTATAATCAGCACGTTTAACTTCAACACCATCTCTAGCTTTAACCATACGTGTTATAGGACCAGATCCAGGAATTCTTTTTGGTCTACCTTGATAGTTTTGAGACATACCTGCACCCATTGACATACCATACTCTGCTTCTGGTATATCATAGAAAGGCATATCATAACCACCCATAGACATTCCATAGGCAGCCATTGGTGGTGCCATTTGTTCTTCTTCCATAGGAGGTTGTTGACCCATTCCTTGTTCTTGTCCACCTTGACCTTGAGACATAACTTCTTGAATAAGACCTACAGCCTCTTCTTGAGCTACACCCATTTGAGTAAATATTTGCACTATAGCTTCAGGTGGAAGACCATTCTGTAATAAACTCATAACAACTTCAGCAGGTTCAGCACCTCTTTGTAGAGCACCTTGAACTTCTTGCATAATCTGCATCATCTCATCTTGACCACCACCTTGTTGTTGACCTTGAGCTTGTTGTTCCATCATTGCCATTTCTTCAGGAGATGGTTGTTGCATACCTTCTGCAGCTCTTCTTAATCTTCTCATACCACCACCATACATCATCATCATCTCTTGTTGAGACATAGGTTGTTCTTGAGCTTGTGCAACTGGTTGACCTTGATTCATTTCTTGAGCTTGCATCATTTGATTTTGCTCATTCTCTGATTCCATTGTCTGATCTGAATTCTCCTGTTGTTTCATTTGTTTCTTCAACTGGTCATTCAATACACTAATCTCTTTAGATGGTAAGATCTGTTCTTCTGTAAGACCTCTAGCTTCCATACAAGGTTTAGCAACAGCAGGAATTCCTTGAGGAAAACCTTTCATTGATTCTTGTGCCAAAGCTAAACATCCTAACTTAATGACATATTTTTTCATCATTAATTCAGCAGACTTTCTTTCTATAGCATCAGTATCAGGATCTTCTAAGATTTTTCTGTACTTCTGGATATCATATTGTTTAGCAAGTTCTGCAGGAGTAAAAGATTTACCTTTACCTGTTTTACCAAACATAGAAAGTACATTAGGATCTTTTATCAGCATACCTCTAGTATCACTGAAAATAAAAGTATCTTCTGGTAAGTTTAATGGAACACCGCCTGCACTATGTCTTGGACCTTTAATGATTTGTTGTTCCGGCATTCCATCACCATTGATGTCTCCGTATACAGTTTCACCACCCTCTGCTTCCAAGTTAGCCTCATCTCTAGGTACTGCAGTAATGTATTTACTTGCAATAAGTTTTGGTTTTCCTATATAAGCATTATAATCTGCTCCACCCATTGCTGGAACATCATTTACTAAAGCACCTTGGACTTGGTATCCAGTTTTTGCTTGAGGTACTTTTTTAATTCTAACTTTTATCATCGGGTTCTTTATAAATATTCAACTTGTCCTCCTGCTGCTAAGAATTGTTCTAATTCTTCTGGAGTCATATATACTTCTTCGTCATCCATGTAGCCACCATTTTGCATGTAACCACCATATTGAGCAGCATTACTATTTGCATAATTACCAAATGTTGCTCTACTGTTTCTGTCGGATCCCATTTCATCATATCTAAACATACCTGTTTTAGAACCAATATCTCCCCAGTCACCTTTATCAGTTTGAGTAGATGCCATTACATTAGCCATTGGATCAAACTTGTCTAACAACATGTTATTTTCAATAGGTGCATTCTGTGCTCTTTCATACATACCTAATCCAAAATTAGCTGCACTATTAAAAGCATTAACTCCTGCTTCACCATCAAAGTTTCTAGCTGTTTTACGTTGTCTTTCTACACCAACATATTGATTTTGATTAGGTGCAGGTGTGGGTTCAGGTGCTTGTGGAATAATTTGTTGACCTTGACTACCTACTGTATTACCAGTATTTGCAGTTTCAGCATAAGAACCTGTTCCAGTCTGAGTTATAAAACTAAATGGGTTTTGTTGTTGAGGCATTTTATTTGGTGCAGGAGCTCCAAACAAATCATTTTCAAATTGAGATTGTTGAGAATATGGATTATAGCCTGATTGATTTTGACCAGCACCCATACCAAAGCCAGTACCAACTTCAAAAGCACCACCCATTCTTTTAAAAGAAGGATTTTTAACTCTATCCACTAAACTTTTTAATGTACCATATGCATTCTTTACATTATCAACTGCATCTCTAGCACCATAATAAGCTTGATCAGTCTTGTATCTAGCACCACGTCCTTGTTCATATCTCTCTGCTTGTCTTAGATTTCTTTGACCACGTCTAGTTTGTTCATCCCATTCTTGATCACTAAATTGAAATCTTTCTTTTGCTGCATCTTCTAAACGATCTCTTCTACTTGTCTTTTCAGGTTTCTCATTATCCTTGTAATTAACCATAGACCAACCATCTTGAAGTGCATCTTTTACCATTCTTTTAGTAATACGACCAGGATTAGATTTGTTTCCTGAACCTCTACGGTTATCTAACATACCTTCAAGTTGTGCTAAATCACCCATAGGAACTCCAGTACCATCACCATCAACTTGATAGATATCAATCCATTTTTTTCTACCACCTAGCAAACCTTTCTTGGTTGTATAACTAGCAACAGGTTTATCTGGAATAAGACCATTGTAAGATCTACCATCATTTAAATAATATGGAGTACCCTTTTGTTTAACCCAAGATCCAGCTGATCCAACTATTGGATTCCATGGTAATAAGTTACGTCCGTAACTACCTGGATTTGGAACTTGTGTAAAGTTATAATTCATTTTTGCTATAGGAATACACATTTTATATTTATCATTCCAAACAGTACCAGGACCACACTGAGTCTTTTTTGGTTGCAAGCTTGCACTTGAGTTTAATACACAAGCACTTCCATTCCAGGTATATCCTGCTGGACACTTCTCAGTACTTCCTTCTTCTTCTTCCTCTTGACCTTCTCCACTGTAAGCAGCATAATCATTCAAAGTCTTATTATAGAAGTCAAGATAGTTATCATAATCTTCTTTTCTAGAAGGGTCACTTTTCCATGATTCAAAATCTCCTTCTGGATTTGCAGCTTGCCAATCTTCTTTTTCTCCTTCTGCCCACTGATCAAATGGTAATTCATCAGCCACTGTTCTATGTTCTCCAGCTTGATTTAAAATATTTATACCATCTCTAGCTTGTTCTAGATCATATGGTTCATAGTATTCACTCTCATCACCACCATATATAAATCTAACAAGTGGTTCTTTAGCATCCATATCCACAAATCCTCCAAATGCTGCAGTAAAATCTGTATTCATTTGTTCTTCTTCAGCAAGATTTTCTTTATAACCATCTTGCATCAGCATGTTTAAAATCTTTGGATTGTTCTGAGCATTCTTGTAAATATCTTTTGATATAGCTTTATTAGAATTATTTTTTAATGTACTAATAAAAGAAGATTTCATGTTAGCAACATCATTTGTCAAAGTATCTTTTCTATTACCTTGACCTAAAGTTGCATCTCCACCTTCAGCATACATAGAAACCATTCTATCAATAAATCTATTTTTAGAAACACCACCTTTTGCAAAGTCATTTGGCAAAGCTACATTTTGTGTATTTGGATTTACAATATTTGAATCTTGATATCTATAGTAATTATAATCACTTGGAGTTTGTCCTTTTAAGAACTTCATACTATCAGGTGTCTGTAATGTATTTGGATCAACAGTAACTCCTTCTCTAATAGGAGTAGGATCTAAAACTCTACTTGGTCCTACATCAGTACCACATGTACATTTACCAAGAGCATTTTTAGGTTGGAAGTTTGGTGCATTAGGATCCTCACATTGACAAGGATGTGCTAATGCATCATAAGTATTATAACCAACATAACCTAAACCACCACCAATAAGTGTAGTCTTTAAACCTAATCTATACTTATAGTTAATAGCATTCTTAATATCAGATGCTGTTTGTGAATAAGGAATAGCAGCAGGATCTTGAATGTTTGGTCCAAGAGCCATGTTTGCATAACCATATACAGGTTGATCAATATTTTCAATTCCTTTTGCACCAGTTCTGAATAATTGGTTTAATCCAGTTGTTCCATATGTTTCTAAACCTCTACCAATTTTTCCTCTATTACTTAAATCATTCCATGTAGTTGGAGGTAAACCTGTTATATCAGTTCTTCTTACACCATTTATATCATCAAAATAATTAGGAAATGGAGTACGATTCATATCTTTTAAAGTTATATCACCCAACATTCCTGTTAATGAAGAACCAATTGGTCTTGTAACTTTTGATTTTGTTTGAACACCTGTTGTTAATGGATTACCTAATGGATCAAATACATTTAAACCACCAGTTTCAGGATTTTGATTATAATAGAATCTGTTTTTAAATGTAACCTCTTTAGCTTTTGGAGGAGTTGTACCAAAAGGTAAACTTTGATTAGGACCAAAAGTATATTTTAATTCAAAAAATTTATTTCCTGACTCATCTTCCCCACCAATAACTTTTGTTTGTGGAGGATATACACCACTAACTAAGCCCTCATGTCTAGACATAATGCTGTTAAGCTCTTCTAATGTAAAAGGTTCATTATTACCGTACTGTAATTTACTAATTAAATCTTTAACATCTGCTTGATCTAATACTAACCTATCAGCTTGTAAGCTACCATCAGTTCCACCAGCATATGTTCCGTTCTGACTAAACACTCCTGTTTTTGGAGTAGCTCCATTAATAACATTCCAAAGTTCAGTTCTATTCTGTGTAAATGGAGTAGCTAATTTTGGAGCAAACTTTCCTCCTACATAAGGTAACCTAGTCATTGCATCACCAATACCAGTAAATACAGGTAAAGCTTTACGTACTGTAGATATATTAGATAAAGGATTAGCTTTGTTAGCATATCCAACAGTTGGTATGTACTCAGCTAATTTTTGAAGTGCTGATTTAACAGGAGGTGTTTCTAATCCTAATCGTGCTTGTGGTAAATATTCTTGTGGTTGATAAGAATCAGATGAACTTCTGTAGTCACCCAGATAAGATGCTAGATCTGGAAATGCTTGCATCTCTTGTGTACCTGGTGTCATAGCAATTAAATCTTCCATAGAGAAAGGTTTTTCTTCAGGTGTTCTTCCTGGAGTACCATACTGACTCATTACAGCTTGTTCTTTACTTGGTTCTTGATTAGGATTCATATCTTCAAATTCAGGATACTCTCCACCATCATCAAAGTAACCACCATATTTAAAAGCTTCTTCCTCTTCATCCTGTGTCATTTCCAAAGCAGAATTCTGATTCATCTGTGCATCTTCTTCATCATATAGACCACCATCAGATATTGCTAATTCTTCTTGTTCTGCATCTGAAGCTGCTCTTTCATTTTCTTCATCTGCTTGTTGTTGTGGATCAACACCTGGTTCTGGTTGAGCTTTATCTTTAACTACTTCAGGATCTACATAACCTTCTTCAGCAAGTTTAGACATAGCAGATTTAATAAGCATCACAGATGTATTCTCATCTAATGCATACTCATTAATAAGTTGATTATATAAAATATCAGGTGTAGCATCATTTTTTAATGATATATAAACCTGATCATATATTTGATTTAGTTTAGCTGGATCCATACTTGGAGCTGCTACTTCCATACCCATTGCTGCTTTTTTTAAAAACTCAGCAGTTTTGTTATAGTACCCTGGAGTTTCACCTGGAAGTGCTTTTCTAATCCTTACTTGTTTCTTCATAACATGTTATATATATAAATATACTAAATTTTAATTTAATCAATACACTTTAAAAGTTTACACATCTTCAATAATGTAACCATCTTCAATGTACTTATCTATTTCTTTTTTAGATAAATTAGTTACCACACCACCTTTTTTATAATCTCCTCTAAACCCTGTATTCCATCTGTTCATTAAAGACTTTTTATATGCTTCCATATCTAAATAATCTTCAGCAGACATATTCTTCAAATCATTAAATTTAAAAGTGGGATCAATAATTCCAATTTGATTACCTTTACCACCAGCCCATATACGCATATCTAATCCAGAACCTTCAATACCCTTTCTACCTGGATCAGCAAAATAAACCTTATTAGGATCTAAATTATGACGTACTCTTCCATCTTGATTATATATACGGTTTTTACCAAGTATATACTGCTCAAATAAATCTTGCCAGTTTCCTGAATCAAGATCCATATCTTGTTTTACTTTAAACTGATAACGACCATATTGTTGTGGATTAGGAGTACCTGCAAAATATAAACCATCCATTCTAGACATATCTGGTAAACCTGCTCTATAACCATATTGATCCATAGGAACACTTGTAGCTTGATAAGCAGCTAAAGAAAGAGGATCTTCCATATTAACACCTTTAGCAATCATGTTTTCATATTCACTTAAAGGATTACCACTTGCTATTTCATACATATTATATTGACCATGGTTTCCATAATTATCTAATCTATTCCCTATAGGATGAAATTGTCCAGATACTTGTCTAAAACCTGTTCTATCATAGTCAATTGCACTTTGCATAAATTTCTTCAAACTCTCATCTGACTTAGCAGCTTTTAACATATCTGCTCCCATAGTCTGAGGTCCTGCATAACCTAATTCTTTTAAACCCTGAATAATATTTCTTCTTTCTGTAAAACCAGGTAAAGTATTTATAATAGGAGTGACTATTTTTGTTGAAGGTTTGATAGTACCACTTAAACTTTCTGCAATAACTGGTAAACCAGTTCTAGCTTTAACTAAACCACCATTATCATAACCAAGTAATGGATAACTACCTGTTCCAAGATAACCTTTGGGATTTTGTTCTAGTATAGAAAACTCTCCTAAACCTAATCTTTTACCTACTTTATTTATAGGATTGGTTATAGATTCATAAATTGGTTTTGCTCCAGTAATATTTGGATTACCTAGAACAAGACCAGAACCAGGTGTGGCTGCATTGTATACACCTGTAAATCTAGAAGGTATATTACCAACTGCTACAGTACCAGGAGTACGTAATGAGTTTAATGTTTGTAATGTACCTACAGCAGGTTTTATACCTTTTATAATAGGAGCTGCACCCAATGCTCCTTCAAATGCATTTAAAGCAGCAGTTCCGTAATTACCTTGTTGAAAATTATCATAGGCATTAGAAATATTTTCTGGAGTTTTTGCTACAAACCCTGCAGTAAACAAAGGACTATTAAATGCTTGTAATCCTTGTTTCAATCCTTGCTTTAATCCTGGTGCTGAACCTAATGCATTAAAGCCTTTCATGATACCTCTTTTTGTACCTATATCAAATAACTCATCTCCTACAGCACTTAAAAATTCTCCTTTGTCATAACCTTTTCTTAAATTGGTTCCAATCTTAAAAGGATTTAAAGCTTGAAGCAAAGTATAATCTCTAATTATAGCAAGAGGATTATCATTAGGCATAAGTCCTGCATTCTCATCACCAAATTTTTTTGCAATATCTTTTCTTGTTTCATAACTTTGTGCATTATTTCCCCACATTTCTTCACGAGGATTCATTGCAAAATATGCAGCATCAAATGGATTAGCTAATACATCTCTTATTTTAGAAGCTGTAGTGTTTTCATTAATACCAGTTCCTTGTTTTATTGTGTCAGGATTTAGTTCACGCATAAGCATAGCATCCACACTACTGTTTAATATATCATTGTAGGTTTCCTTTTTATTACCAGTTTTTTGTGTTAGTAATTTTTGCATTGCTTCATCAGGGTTCTCTTGAAATGATTTTAATATTTCAAGTTTACCTTGTTGTGTAGAACCTACTTTATCTAATGCTTGTTTAAGAACTTGTTTAGTAGCATCTGATCCAAAATTACCAATGTATGCTGCATAAGCATCATTAAAGTCTTTAGCTTTAGCTGTGTTTGCAGCTGCTAGTGCATTCTTTTGATTTAAAGTTTGGTTTAATGATGCATTGTTTTGTCTAACATTAGCCATAGCATCATCTTTTGCAAAAGTAAGTCCATCATACTGACCTGCTTTTCCATACTTATCCATCCAATCTGAATAAGCTTTTTCACCTCTTTCAGTTTTTTGAGATTGATAATTAATAAAGTCTCCTAAGTTATTTGTACCACTATGATATCTTTTCTCCCATGCAGCCATTGGATCATCAGATTCTAAAAATATTTTACGATCCTGATCAACCTTAGCTCTATCAGTTCCAGGTAGAGAATCCATACTTGAAACAAGACTTGCATATGCATCATCTATTATTTTATTTGTAGGTTTTTCAAATGTAGACTTAAGTCCAGATTGTGTTCCTATTTTAGGAGAGAGTTCTTTTATAACTTTGTCTACGGGTTTACCTTGCTCAATAGCTTTTGTTAGTATACTTTTAGTTACTTCAGCTTCATAGTTAGCTTTAGCTGCTCCCATTAAATCTCCAAGTTGTTCTTTAACTTGTTTAGGATCTAAACCCCAGTAGTTTTTAAATTGATCTGCTTGAAAACCATTTGTAATAATTCTATCTTTAACTATGTTTAAAGGATATAATTCAACAAAGCCATCTTTCTTATGGACTAGAAAATTTTTCTTAAGTTCCTCTAATGTTTCTGGTGAATACTTAGATTCAGATTCCCTTACATAAGGTTCTATTTTATCTTGTTTCTTAGATTTAGCAAATGTATCTAGATATCTAGCACTGTCATCTGCAACCCATCTATTATGTTCTTCATTTGTTTTACTACGTATATCATTTATGTCTTTAACTAAACTTATTTTTCTTGCTAAAGATTTAGCTTCAAAGTCTTCTTGTTCTTTTTTCATCTCTGCTTTAGAAGCAGCAATATATTCTGATTCAGGTAAACATTGTCCATTAAACTCATACATACCTGGAGGACATCCTTCACCTCTCATATAACCTGGCAATGATTCATTCCAATATGATGGTTGCTGTACTCCTTGTACTTCTACCATAGGGGTATTATCTGATTTGACAATCTTACCTTTTTTAGCTTGTGGAATACTTGTTATTCTGTACTTTGCCATTACTATATTTTTTCAAACGTATAACCTAATTTTTGTAACTTCTTCATAGTAGCTTCATCTATCTCATCTCCAAGTTCATAATCAATAGAACCTCCTTGTTGAGCATATTGCATATCTTCTTGAGAATCATTTTTTGCAATATAGTTAAATAGATCTTTTAATCCTTGATCATCTTTTACAACTTTAAAAAGATTGTATAATGCATTATCATAGTTAGGATTATTTCTATCTAAAGCACCACTCTTCTCTGCCTCAGATCTCCAAGCCTTAATATCTTCATCTGTAATAACCTGTGTTGGTTGAAGACCTTTGCTTTGTCTTACTTCAAATATTAAAGACTGTATGTTATCTTGACTAGGATCTGTAAGATAATCGTAATCCTCACGAGCTTGTCTTTTTTCATCACCTTTTAAATGACCCCAACCTTCTTCAAAAGATTTTAAATTAGGTTGAATAATAATTTGTTCAGCAGGTAATATTTTATCACCATATTTATCCCAAAGTCTAGTTCTTTCCTCATGTGCAATAGTTGCATTTAATTCTTTTGGATCGGACTTTAAACTTTCTTTTAGTAATATTTTTGAAGCTTCACCATCATCATTATAAACCAATTCTCCCATTACACTTGGATCATCAGCAATTATATCTGTGTATTCATATGGTACAGATTGATTTAACTCTTCCAATAGTGGAGATTCAGGATTATATGCAGGTAAAAATTGTTTTAATGTACGTTCATATGATTTATTACCTATTTGATCAAAAGGTAATTGTCTATTGCTATACCAGTTGCTAAAATAAGAATTTGCATTTATAGGTACTATATTAGGAATATCCTCTACCATAGGTGAATCAGACTCAATTGGTGCAGGTCCTCCATTTCTTGCTTGGTTTAAAGCACCTCCATATTTTCTTTCAGCATCTATTAACTTTTGTTTATTACCAGTAGTTAAATATTCTTCAAATGATTTTACTATTTTCTTTTCAGCTTCGTTTTGTTGTTCTTGATTTTTTGAAGCAGCTTTCAAATATGACATTATCAAAGCATCATCAAGATCTTTATATAACTCATGCTGTTTTATTTTATTTACATCACTCTCATCAAAAACTGTTATCTCTCTTGGATCAAAAGCACCTGTAAAACCTTTATCTCTTAATGCATCAGCAGCTTGCATTTGACTTGTTCTAATCAAATCTTCATTACCTGTTGGATTAAAACTAGTTCTTAAAGCTTGTTCATATTCATATGCATTTTGATAATTTCTTGGATCTACACGATTTATTAAACCTACTTTTTTTATAAAATCATTTGTCAATGGTGCATTATAATTTATAAAGTTTTCAGGATTATTAAATAAAGCTTCTGAAACATATGGTGTAAATGTCTTAGTTTGAGGCACTAAACCATAACCACCTAAACTACTCACTCTAGCGGCAGATGTAGCAAAGTCAGGATGTGGTGTTAAATACACACCACCTTCTTGATTACCCAAACCACTACCTCTAAAAGATCTATCAAAATTTTTAAATGATGTTTTATGTCCAGTTAAACCACCAGTTATTATTGGTTGATTACCATCAAACCTGATTGGATTGTATCCACTATACTGAGTTAAGAAATCACTCTCTAACATAGGAACTGTTTCCAATAGTTTTTTTGTTTGCTGTAAATCTAACTTAGGCAATTCAAACTGAGCACCTGGTATAGCAGCTGGTAGATTAATCTGATTTGATAAACCTTTTAAATAATTATCAGCTACATAGTTTAAAGCAGGTAGATTTTTACTTACAGATCCTAAACTTCTAAGTGATTTTATTAAATTAGAATTTACTGCTACACCTAATTCAGGCCCAACTACTTTAGCAACACCACCTAAATTATATCTTCTAGTAAGTTTATAATTTGGAATTCTTATTTCACCTGTATTACTTCCTGGAATAAGTTCTAAATAAGCTTTATCTGTTAAACCTCTACCTTGTAAATCTGCATTCAGTCTACTAATCATTTCTTCAGCAGCCTTTGGATTCCATTGTCTTACTGAACGAAATCCTTGTGGTACTCCTTCAATACCATCAAATAATTTACTGTGTTCAGCTGTAAAATTTAAAGGGATATGATTTTCAAATTTCATGTCCCAATCTTTTTTATTTGCCATATTTAGTAAAAGATTGTATGAATCTAAACTTAAACTATATGGTTCTAATATAGAAGGGTTAGGTAGAGGAAAAGCATCATTAGCTAATTTCATTGCCCTACCTGCTTCTAAAGGACTAGTCATCTTAGTTGCAAAATGAAAAACATTATCCTCTGTTTTATTATTAGGATAAACAGATAAATAACCACTATCACTAGTTATTGTAAAAGGAAGTTTTAATTGTTTTACATCAAAATCAATAGGTAATTTTTTTAAATCTACTATACCACGTTCTATAGGTAATATAGTCATAGCTCCACTAGGAGGTGTTATAAGAGTTCTTGATGCAGGTCTTGCTCCTGCTTTAACAATTTTACCTAAGTTAGCTTTAGTAAGTTTTGGTACAGATATATCTTCTACTATAAAACCACCTTTAGCATACTCTTGTATTTCTTCAGGAGTAAGTTCTGTTTCTATGAATGCTGGTGAAACATTTTTATAATTCTCTGCAAAATACATTGCATCTTCAGGATTATCAAATCTCATTGCTTCTGCAGATTCAGGACTATAATCTCCTAACATAAGTTGACCATTAACATCTTGAATCTGTGGTACAGCATAGTTATCCATACTAGCCATGTAATGAGTACCTGTATTACCGTCTTCAAATTGATATGGTTGATCTGGTGCAACTATCATCCTTTGAGCTGCAGGATTACCATGCATATTAGCATAAGCTAATCTAGCTTTCATCATAGTATTATTAGCAGCATCAATATCTTCTTGAGATATAATACCACCTTCTTGTGCATGTACTGTTCCTTGACCACCACACTTATGACATGTAGTAACATCATCACCACCATCAGCTGCATCCCATTTCCAACCACACTTCTTACAAGTTACCTTCTTAGTAAGTAAAGCACCACCTTCTTTTTTTTTATTTTGGAAATTATCTGGAGTTTCTAAAGTAGGGTCGTTGTCTTCGTAATAGTTACCTGCTATTTCTTCTCCTGGTTGAATGTTCTTAAGAGCTCTTAAATATCTTTTGTTACCTTGAATTATAGAACCAGCATTGAATGCATCATCAGAATGATTGTAATATGTCCCTATGATAGGAGTCTCTTTACTTTTTAGGTATGTTTCACCATTCTTTTGGAAAGATGATTTAATATGTGAAAGACCAATTATCTCTCCAGCTCTAATTGGTTCATCAGCAAATAAACCTTTACCTTGTATGTTAGATTTTTGTACACTAACTTTCTTGTAAGGTTTCTCATTTAAACCACCGTTACTCATCAAAGGGTTTCCACTTGGATCTACCAACATGTCTCTTCTTTTAACAGGTGCTTTAGCACTACCAAGATTTTTGAGTGAATCAATAAGAACTTTTTTATTATACATTACCTAGGAGAAAATTGATTTTTACTATTAGACATTTTAAAAATTATATTGACATCATCACCTTGATGTTTTTTCAAATTGATAAAATTCAAATAATGTCTAAACTTCTTTCTTTGCATTTGTGGTTTACTATAATCCAAGTTATTTGGGTTTAATATTCTAGTAAATCCATCTGGCCCAGTTATCCATGTATTCTCTGAAGAATAAGATCCTTGAAGAACTGTTGTTCCTGGAACTACCGGTCCTGTTGGTGGATAGTTTGATCCTATAGGAAACTCTGCTCTTTGTTTTGTCACATCCCAGAATTGGTTAAACCTATACTTGTTCTCTTCTTTAGAGAAAAGTATATCATACGATGATAGGTTTGCATTTAGTTTTGGATACTGTAATGATTCATTAACATTGTTTTTAGGATAGATGTTAAGGTTAAGGTATCCGGAAACTTGCTCTGTATTATATACTACAGCTCTATCAAAGTTATAATCTAGTACATGATGTTGATCAACACAACTATCACCACGTCTTCTGTATGCCTCTAGTATATATTCAATAGACCTAGTTGTCATTACAGATTGACCAGTTACAACAGGGAATTCAATTTCATAACCATACTGTGTACCATAATAATTACAATAGCCATCACATATGTAATTATGTTTCCATAGAGTATTCTTTTTACTACTGATAAAAATATCTTTTGTAGGAATCATTAAATCTGGATGCCATTCATGGAATGATATAAAGAATTGATTCTTAGGGTCATAGCTTATTGTCCATGATGCATCATCAAATAAATAAGGATCACCTAAATTAAATCTTAAATTTTGTTGACCGTCTACTATAAAATCATCACCTGTACCATCTGGATTAAGATCTCTATACTCTACTCTTCCTTTGAATTGAGGTTTTAGCTGATAATCTTTTTTAGTAAAATATAAGATAGTACTTGAACTATCATAAGTAGATTGACAACCAATACCAGCAACAGGATTATCTTGCCATGGATAGTCAGGAAAATCATCTGTTAATTTATAAGGCATATACAATACAAACCACCATTTCATTCCAGATTGAGAAATTTCCTGCAGTCCTTGACCATAAGAAAAAATTCTGCCCTGATTCTGAGACATGTAGAATAACCCTACAGGAGTAGAAATTACTGATAGTCTATTCTGAGAAGAACCATATTCATATGCATTATCTGCATTAGTTACAGATTGCTGTGGTTGACTAAATAAAAGTCCATCACCAATAGTAAGCTTAGTACCTAAATCAGTTTCTAATGTATCAGTACCTTGGAACATCAATGGGCTTTCATTTTTGAATGTAATGAATATACCACTTTTGTTTACTGATTTAACACCTGATATCTGACCTGTAAATTCTTTATAGTTATTTACTAAGTAAACAAACCAACTATCTTTAATTGCTTCCATTTGTTGAGGCAATGAGTAGATGATTCTATCTGGATAATATGTATAACATAACTTAGCTACATTAGGATCATAGTATCTACTTTGCACACTTCCAGCAGAAAAATATTGGTTATAAAGTTTTGATACACTTAATGAGTAATCATAGATATACTCACTAAGCATTCCCATAACATTAGGATTCATATTAAACATTGCTCTGTAATCAGTATATCTATACGGATCATAGTGTTTACCTCCTTCTATTGGACTTTGTTTTCTAAAGTCAACAATAACTTCAGACTCTACAAAAAAGTCTCTAATACCTGAATTAGCTAAATAAAAATATGCTTCCTTTACAGACCATAATCCTCTATATCTATCACCTAATAATCCACTTGGTTCTGATACGTCAGTTGCATAATTATATCTTCTAGTAGCATTTACATAATAATCAAGATTGTAAAAAGAACCTGGATATGCACCAGTACCTGGTGTAGCTGGTGAAGAAAAGTTAAATACTTCTGATAAAAAACCAACATCATATCTGATACTATTTACTTTAAACCTTGTTAAAGGAATCATACTGTGTAAATAGTAGTTATACTCAAAACCATCTGGTTGACCATATAACCAATCATAGAAAAACATCATATTATTTTTCTCAGTGTACCTGTTTATATAAGTATCACCACCAAATAATATAGGTGTTCTACTAATAACTTTAAAGTTATAGAAAACATTATCAATTGGACATGTCCAACTTGGTTGAGCTATAGTATAATTTTTTAATTTTTGCTCACATGGTGTAATTGTAATTTCATTTTCACTACCAATTTGACCATACTGATTTCTAACTCTACCTTTTAATCCTCCATAATGACTAGCAATTGGTAAACTAAAAGGTTTTGTTTTTGAATCCTCCTCAAAATTAGGAAGGTTATTATTTATAAATGCAGAGTTAGTACTGTTTTGAACAATAGTTCCTAATGTAACTAATGACTTATCTGTTATACCTGATGTAATTAAATTTGGACCAATAGTTACACCGTTAGGATATACTCCGTTAAAGTAAGGACCTGATTTAGTTCTTACTACAACAGCATCAGATCTTTTTAAGTTGTTTATATTGTAACTAATAAATGTCCCTGTGTTAGTTTGATACTTAGGAACCTCTTGTACATTGTCTCTAATATAAAAACTATCTTCTATTCTAAATCTACTTAATGCTGTAGTAGGTAAACTTGTCATGTTACCATAAAAACCATGACTTACTTGTTGTAATGCATATTGTTCGTATTGAACAAAAGCATAAAATGTTCTTAATACTAAGTCAGCACCCTCTGCAAAATAAAATGATATAGCATTTAATGCACCTAAAATTCTTGAAGCAGGATCTAAATAAGCAAACTTAGGTAATTCAAGACTACCAGAAACAGCCATTGGTGATACACCAGCATTATTAGCTGCACCATTAACTGTTGACACAAAAAGACTTTCTGCATTAGCAGCAGCAGTATTATCATAACCAGCAGCTATACCTATAAATACATCTGCCAATGCTAAACCTGAACTATAGTAATTATTTACAAAACTATTATAAGTACTCACAGCACCACTTATAGTACCTAAAGCTAGATCTTGTGCAGCAGAGTCTGCAATCCTACCTCCAGCACCAGGTGTACTTGTACCTGAAAGAAATGTTCCTATACCTGATACATCTGCTGCCATATTAATTGAACCAACTCCACCTGTTCCTCTATACTGTTCTGTATATGATAAGATTGTCGGACTATTCATAGTTCTCTTACCAAGCAAAGCAATAACAGTCTCAATAACTCCCCCTACAATCATAGCAGCTACAACAGCATTAGATAGTAGTTTCCATTTTGGATGACCAATAGGTTCTTGGAAAGCCATGTTAGCATAACCATTTAATGTCCCATATACTTTAAATTCTGTAGTAGAGAGGTATGGTGTTCTAAACATTGTATCCGGAGAATGGAATGTAAATATGTCTGTAGGTATGTTTTGATTAACTACATTTCCATTTACAGGTTCATTCTTAATGTATGGATCATTATAAAGATAATTATGATTTGAGGAATTATTTGTACTACCTATTGGTATAATAGTATTATAAGGATAGTTAGCATACAATCCTGTTGTGTTTTGTGCTAATGCTCCTCTTGGTTTAAAAGTACGGAAGTTATTCACCATTCCTTTTGCAATGATAGTTTTGTTTCCTTCTCTAGAACCTCTTAATATTTCATAACCAGCAATACCAGGAATATCAACCCCGTCTTGATCTTTAGGTAAAGTTATATTCTCAAATACAACACCCATTAATCTTATATTATAATTTTGACCAGACGTTGCAATATTTGTATTTGGTCTAAAATGTAATGCATCAGTTGTTGTACTGTTGTTTATAAAATTTTCAGGAAACTTATGATGTCTAATATGTTGACCACACAAATCAAATGGACCTGATGGTTTATTTGGAGGAACTTGTGCCGATGGACCAGTCCAACAGTATTCACTAGAGTTCCATATGTCAGGTCTATTATCAGGATATATCTCTGAAGATTCCCAATAACCCATTTCCCCTATAGCAAGTAATACACCCCCATCATCCATTACCCATTGACCAGATGAGTTTAAAGTTGCATTTGGTAATGTTGCAGGATAAGGTAATTGAGTAGCCGTGTTATATACTTCAAATACTTTGTCATCCGTTGCTAAAGAATTTGCTACATCAAGATCATCCGTTTCAAATTTAGTTCCTACACCAGGTACATTAAAGTTTCTTGGTGCTCTACCTGGAATATGATATGATGCAGATTTATCACCTGTAGTGTAAACCCATCTGATATAGAAAGTATAAACTTCGTCTCTTAAATAGTTTGTTTTATTACCACCCTTCATGTAGTAATCAGCCGGGTATTCAACACTAGCCCATCTTGCACTAATCATATTAGCAAGTGGTTGATAGTTAAAATCAAATTTAGATCTTGGACCTACTTTCAATAAGTAATTTTGAACATCTGTAATTTGATCTGATGTTTCAAATACAGGTGTTTGAATAGGTAATTGCTCTAATGGAATTTTTATTAAACTAGGATTAATTTGATCAATTGCAATTCTACTAGTATTAGTAGAATATATTCCCATCCTACTTGCAACAGTTTGTTGATTGGTAGCTTCTACAATTACTAATTCAAACTCATCAAAATTTTCTGAATCTGCACTTACCTCAAGAGTTAATGAACCCTCTAAATCATTTACAGAATATACAAACTGAAAATTACTTTGAGAAAAATAATCCGTTACCTTTTGTCCTTTAATAGTATAAGCAATCAAGGCAAAGTATGTACCATTGGCCATAGTTCCTCCTTGCTGACCTAATGTTAAATTAAGACAAGGTGTCTCCATTAGTCTAGCTAATCTAGTATGAGGACAATCTAAAGTGTTAATAAAAGTTACATAGTCACAATTATTAACTACAGTTACTGTTTCATTCCAAGCTACACCTGGCCATAAAAAATTTGTATTAACACCATTTGAGTAGTAGTTCATAGATGATGCACCACCACCTAACCAAACATAATCTGATGTAGGCCACGTTTGTGGATCACCTACATTAAGAAATCTATCTGGATTAAAACCATCTGCCCAATATACTTGCCATGAACAGTCTTCTCTTTGTCTAGAGGATCCAGATATAAGATATCTTTTATCAAAATTTAAACAAGAATCCTGTACAATTTCTCTGTACTTACATACATCTTCTTCAAATAACCCTATTTCAGACATTAATCTTTTTCCATTGTTTCCGTGACCAGCTGTAAAAACTATCCACTTATCTGAATAAAGATATATTGCACCAATTATATATTTATCTGTAACTGTAGCAGGCATTGTTCTACCTGTAGTACCACAAAGGATATTTGATATTTCATTTGATAATGTACCTATGTCACCTTCAATACTATTATTAACCATGTTAATGGCATGAGTCCACATACCTTCAGTAACAAATGAAGGGTCAGAATCTTTATTTAACCCTTTTATAAAAGAGTTAGTGGTGATCTTACTAGTATCCTGTAAACCTTGATTTTTTGCCATAACTAAAGAACTCTATTATTCACATTTCTATATGGACCATTTGGTGAATGACTCATAAACATATAGTAATACTTACCATACATTGCTTTTCTATTAGTCCACCACATTTGTTCCATCTCTTTAAAGTTTGGAGTGTTAACAAGACTAAGTGCATTATTTCTTGCAGGTTTTAATCTTGATTCAACAAGTTGTAATCTTTGAGATACATCTTCTCCATTTAAAAATAAATTCTCAAGTATTCTAGACTTTAATGCATACTCATAGTATTCATTAAGTAAGTCATGATCAGGAACCATTAAGTTACCATTGTCATCAGTAAGATCTCCTTGATAATTTAAATATACTTTACCTGATTCAAAAGTTGTATTTAAAAATCCATATTTAATCCAGCCTTCGTTGGGTGTGTTGAAATACAAATTAGGACAATCACAGTGAATCTCCTGACTTGTTTTCATTCTCAATGGTGTTAAAGCTGTGTACTGTCTTGTTGTACTTGCATTAACAACTTGGATAAGTTCCCATTGCTCTCCCTTACAATTCATAAATACTCTTGGAGCAACACATGTATTACCGTAAGGATTTAATGGATCATACTCTGTAGGTATTGGATCTACTATAGGGTGGTTGAGGTCACATGCAGCTGTGTGATTACATGGGTTTGAATTACATGTTCTACAGTTTACAGTTTCAGGAGCACATACATCTACATGTCCAGGTACTTCTTGATAACGTACTTCTTGCATGTTAGTACCACCGGCCATACCATCATACCCAACAACCTCCTTAAAGTTTCCACATATCATAGCAAAGTTAAAAGTGTAAAAATCATCAGGCAGTTTTACCTTATGATGACATACATCTAGAATAACTTCTTTAGTCTGATTAATTCTAAGACCTAAATCATAATTAAGTTTTTTAGCTAACTTAATAAGTTGCTGTGGCTCAATCATATTCTCAAGAGCAAATGTATTTAAGTCAATAGTAACATCTTCCAGTAACTGGTCAAATGTTCTATATTTGAGTGTGTAGTTAAAGTCCATTATCTTAATGCGTTTTGACTATCATCCGGACCATCTGTTGGAACTTGTATAGCCATAGTTAATTCTTTTACAACAAATTGCTCTATCTCAGAAAATAAGTATTCAGGAAAAGGTAATGGATTGTCTTGTCTGATTAAACAAGCATCACTTTCACATGTATCAACAGCTCCTTCAAAAATAGCTTCCATTCTAATAGCATCCCAATCTACATTAGGACAATAGATATAGCCATTAAGATACCAGAAGTATTGTTTTCTATTATACTTAAATGTTGTTGATTTTGTAATTGATACCCATGTACCAGGATCTGTACGGAACATCTCTATAGACCCATCTATAGAAGATACTGTACGTATAATAGGACCCATTGCACCATCAAAAATTGTAGGAAGCTTATCTTTAGATCTTTTAAAGTAACACTCAGAATATACACCAATACATCCTGCTTCTACTTTATCTACATCAATTAACTCAATATAGGGAAGTACATTAAAGATAGAACTAATTTTCATTAATCTAAATTGATTATCCTCTCTCTTCAAAAGAGTTTGTCCATATTTTATAATGGAATAATAAATTGTTCTATCAGTAAGAAATGCATCTTCCTTTACGGCTTTCAATGTATTTCTTACTCTTGATATAGCTTCTCCAATTGTTGTCATATCTCAAATTCATTATAATTTTCTAAAGCTTTTTTATTTACTTTATTTAAATGATCTCTATAAATTACACTATTATAAACTTTATCTATTTTTGCTTTAGGTAAAACTTGTAAATACATATTCCAGTTTTCAGGATATGCTTTAGCTACAGCTCTTTTGAATTCTCTACATGCAGTAAAACTCCAAAATTCTCTATTCTTCATTTTGTGTTTAGGTGCATAGTTTGTAAAAAAGATTTTAGCTAGTTTACCATCTGTGTCCCAGTTTTTATTACTTACTTGTACTCCATATTTATTTGATTTAGCAAAATCAATATTATCTTTTTTACTTCTCTGACAAGTACCAATAAATAACCAACCTATCTGTTCAGGTAATTGGACACCATCCCTTGTATCAATCACTGTTTGATATAATACTTGGTTAAATCTTTTGATGATTTTTCTAAGTATTTTATTATCCAGATCCTTATATTTAGGAAATGTTTTTTTAAAGTTATCAAAGAACTCTTTGTTCAAAATAGTGTATACTTCAGGTCTATACCTAGAAGCATTTAAGTCAGGCTTGTTAAATTCCCTCATAATAATATACTAAAAATAATTGACATTAGCAAATGTAACTAAAAAACAAAGCCCCTGCAAGTGCAAGGGCTCTGCCGTTGTTGTCACAGAAACCAACAAACTGTAACTTCTTATAAAACTTTATTAACCTACTCTTCTGATAGCCCAATCAATATTATCACCAGCTTCACTTACATAGTTTATACCAGTCATGTTTTGATGTCTTAATACTATCTCTGTACCTGCAGTTAATGTTATACCTTGAATTCCACCTGTTAAATAAATACGTGTAGCGTATACACCTTTTATTACAAAAAAAGTATCAGCACAATATACAGTGCCACCTGATACTCCTGGATTAGTAACAGCAATTGAATATGCTGCTCCTGTAGTTGTAGGAGTGTTGCCCCAACCAAATCCAGTTTGATCTGGACAAGTTAAGTATACATTATAGTTAATGTCATACTTACCAGTTTGAGGACAAGTCCAAATACCAGTAGTAGTATTATATTGTGATGTTGTTACACCATCAACAATTTGATAGTTTATATCACCAACAGGCATTATAATAACAACTCCATTTGCTATATTACTATTAGCAAGACTTGCTGTAACTGTATTTACATTTATTGTAGGATTAAGAGCTCCTCTAAAACCTGTATCAAATAATCCTTGATTAGCTTGAAGAGTTGTAATATTTCCTTCAATAGTAGTTATGTCTCCTTCAATAGCAGTTATACTATCATTAATATTTGCAACCTCACCACAGAAATAATCTACAACATTTGTAATTGCAGCCTCCATGTTTGTATCTGTAGGAACCACTAAATCATCCCCACATAAAATATCACCTCCGGTATACATGATACATTGAGCATACTGAATCTCAGCACACTCTTCAAAAGGACATCCTATTGCTGTAGGACATGGAGGAGGGGTAGTTAAGTAACTATCCTCACATCCACACTTTGCACATTTATTTTGTAAACTCATCTTTATAATTTTATGTAGTTGCACAGCCTGTGCACGGTGACGTTGGTGTAGGAATTAAAGTTCCACATGGAGAAATAAATGCTGTTAAACCATCAAGGGCTGTTCTAAAACCTCCAATTTCATCTTCATCATTTGCATCACAACTGAATGGATACACCCGTGTATCAAAATCAATGTCAACACTTTGAACACCAGAACTAGGATCACTATATACTGTTGTACCAGCTGCAGCAAATTGAGGAACTTTTTCATTAGCAACAACATGTGAAACCAAATAGTTTAAATGAGAAGAACTAAAAGCATCTCCAGTTTCAGAAACAGATGCTTCTTCAGCATCTTTTACTAAACTACATCTTAAAATACCTGCTGAATCAATAGTAATTGCAAATAATGTAGATAATATTGAACTTGCATTTCCAATATCAATTGGTCTTGTTGCTATCTTTAATCCTGAAGGATGTATGTAAGAACCATCAAGTGCATAACCTGTTGGAATTACACTTGCTGGTAAAACAGATAAATTTGTATTTGAACTAGCATTCCAGTTAAATGCAATACTTCCTGCAGGATTTACTTTAACACCACCTGTACCTTGAAAAGGTACAACAGTATTTACTCCATAATAACTATTTGAACCAGGGCTTTGAGTCCACGCTAATGGACCACCACCTCCTGCAACTAAAGGAACCATGATATCACCTTTAAAGAAAAGCTGATTACCTATTCTTCTTACTTGTGGGTATATATAACTATTACCTGTACCCATAAATGTATCAAATCCTTCTAAACATTTCCAACCTGTATCTTGTACAGCAGCAGATAATACACCTGATGTATAAGTAAGATTTACAGTAGTAGTATCTTCTACTGTTAATGTACTATTTGATAAATAGTCATACATGTCACATATTACTATCCAAAGATTAGTAATAGCATCGGCTACTGTTGTAGGAGTAGATACCCATGTACCTGAATATTCAGTTCCAAATGGAGTCGGTGCATTACTTAAAGTAGGTGACGAAGAAGTTATACATTGAGATGATACTGCAGAAAATAAATCTGCTCCTATTCCTGTTGCATCTATTAATGAACAATATCCATTTGTAGGATCATTTATCAATGCATTTAATACTGTGTCAATTGGATATGCTGAACCACCAAGAACAGTCGGTGACAATGTACAGTTTACAATAATGCTTGGTAATGTAAATACAGCCGTTGGAGTATTCTCTAATACAGTAACTCTAGCATCAATATTATTGATTTGTAATTGTAAACCTGTAATATCAGTAATTAACTCACAAACTCTTTCTCCAATCATTTGAACATAGTCAGTTAATTGCATAGTAGTTTGTGAACCAATAACAAAACATGGTGCAATAGATACTACACAATCCGGACATGTTGATGTGCTTGGATTTGTATTAGGAGTAACTCCTTCTAATGCACAAATGTGATTAATCAAGAATTGAATCAATGCTTGAAAATCTACTGGAGGACATGCACTTGAATTAAAACATGTTAGATCATAATTATTTACATTAAGTTGATCTAAGATAGTACATAATTCTGCAGCCAATTTAGCAACAACATCAGATACTGTATCTCCCTTACATAATTTAATACAAGCCAAGTCTGGTCCTTGCCAAATAACACAATTACTTGACGTTGGACTACATGGTGAGTTATCTAAATTTAACGGCTTCATACTTTTTTCTATTAATATAATATACAAATTATAATTAAGAATTGCAACTATTGCATCCACAATTATTAGGTTGTCCACATCCACAACTGTTTGCAGGGGCACATACATAATCTGGATTATACAGAGCTGCTAAATCTATTAATTCTTTTTTAACCAACCAATACTCATCTTGTTCAGGACAACAGTTACTAATACCATATCTTAATTCAAGAACTTGTCTGTACAAGATTTGCGATGATTTACATGAAATCTCTTCATACTTTTCAGCACTACAAGCCGGTGTGTTATAACCAGGTTTAATTCCTCTTTTAGGATATATTGGTGCAGGGCATACTCCATTATTACATTCTCCAAAGACTTGGTAAAAACTTTGACAAGAAACTGTTGTTATTGTAGTAGGAGTTTGTTGTGGAATACTTGAGAAAGGTTTCCAAGTTCCTGAAGGACAATCAGATTTTGATGGTGGTAAATAATACTGTGGATTCTCTGAAGAATTATTCATAATCCATTGAGTACCATTATAATAAATATATAATGATCCACTTGGTTCCCAAGAATTTTTAAAATTAATTAAAGTTCCTGATGCATTTAACACAGTATTAGTTACACTAGATCCAGTTGTTACTGTTCTAATTAAACAATCACATCCTTCTGGTTCTAACCATTTGATTAAACAAATCTTAGGACTTGTTTCTCCTGGCTGTACAGTTACTGATTGAGTGTCTCCATAACAGTCAATGTAATCATACGTGTATGCAACAGCATTATCATTTCTTACATTAGAGCAAATACATGGTGCTGTTGTTGCACAAGTAATACAATCTGTGTAAGAGTTAGTTACAGTAACAATACTTGGGTTCTCAGGAATTACAATTAAGTCTACAGTATAACAACCATCACAGTTAGCAAGATTTACAACTTGATCTAGATATTGACTTAAGTCACTGAAAGTATCTATTGTTTCATCTGTATTACATTCAGTCAATCTATAGTAAGGTCTTTCACACGAAACACAATCAATAAAAGATGTAATAATTGTTATTGATTGTATGGATGGTGGTGCATAGTTAATTAACTCTACTATAAAGCAACCACAGTCTGTTAACAATGTTTCACCTACATATTGTGATAAATCATCATAAGTATATTGAGTATTATATAATCCATTACAACTTGTTAGTTTATAAGCAATTATTTCCTGACACTCTTCACAAGTTCTAGAATTAAATACTACACTTACATCAATTGCACAATCACAATCTTCGTCAGTAATTTCTACTAACCAGCATTCAGTATAACCAGCAATTTTTATTACATCATTATTTAAAGCATGCGGTAATAAAACAAATGAAGTACTGTAAAGAATGTTTTGATCATCTTCACAATCTATAAGCTTATAACATTTTTGTGGGCAGTCATTGTCAATACAATCTCCTAATGCAGTTATTGTATAATTAGCAGTAGTATTTCCAACAATAGGTAATACTTTAGAACATAGTGTTAACCATGGTTGTGTAGCCGTTGGTGCAATCTGTAATAACTGATCTGTTTCATCTACATATTGAACGTAACTAATTCCTTCAGCTCCTTCAATATAGTAACAGATTGTATCACAGTCACATATAACATCAGCGTCAATATTTACATCTACAGCATATTCACAATTAGAATCCTCTAACTCAGTTACATAAACACAACCAGTAAAATCACCATAACTAACAGATACAAATTCATTAATATAAATATCTAAACCAGCTGTGTTACTTATAAATGGAGCAGTTACACCATCACATGGAATCAAAAAATAACATGGACATGTTAGTAAAAATTTATCTTCTATTGTACATACAGGAACACCTAAACATTCATCTAAGGTATATCCATCTGGACATTCCCAAATACCAGGATCATTTGGATCTGGTACATATTGATTGATCATATTTTCAGTTGAAAATATAATATAGGGTTGTAAATTTGCAATTGTATTACCACAGTTTCCAGCACCTATTGCGGGAAATGTAAGAGAAGCTTGGAAAGTTGCAAGATCAATATCATATATTTCACCTGCAAAAGCACCACTTGTGTTACCTACATTTATACCACCTAATCTTATAGTATGAGTACCTGCTGTTAATGTAACAGGGAATACATGCCACCAATTAAATGGTGCAGTACCACCACTACCTCCTGTATTTAAATATACATTTAATACACCATCAACATAAAGCTTAACTTTATTATCTCCAGCTATACCAATTAAATACTGTTTTGTAGAAGCAACTTCAATACAATACTCAAAAGCTAATTCTGGACCATCTCCTGTAGTTACATTATAAGCAGTATTCCATAAACCTGCAATATTTAATCTTCCTCCATAATTACTTGAACCACCAGCAAATGTTGAACAAGCTGTAGGTGTTTCACATCCCCATAAAGTTGATTGTACTCCTGCTATAAGAGGAGTAATAGTAGCTCCGGCACCATTATTAGCTTTTACTAAATATGGAGTTCCACTACCAAGGAGTGGTTTAGTACTAGATGTAATATCTGGATACAGTCTTAAACCAAATTTGTTATATGATTGCTCATTAGCTCCAGCATTTAGTTTTACTGTAGAACCTGTATAGGTAGCTTCTATGATAATTGTTTCAATACATTCACCATCTACTTCTACATAGCCTTCTGGACATTCACATGTTGTTGTTGTACATGGTGCACATTTTACATCATTACATCCAGTTGCAGAATTTAATGCAGCATTTGATGGTGCAATAGGATATGAAACTGATGTTTGACTAGTAAGTGATTCTATAAAATAACAGTAGTCAGGTTCTAATGATCCACCACTCCCTACAAAAGGAGTAACACCTTGATAAACATATACATCACCAGATGTAATAGAAAGGCTGCCTGTAAAATAAATTACACTGCCATCACAACATTTTGTAAATTTAAAATAAGGGAATAATGTGGATACACTCATGATTACTTTTTATTATATCTATTTGGACCCCATGGTTTTGGTTCTGCACTTTTAATTGTGTCTGATAATACCTTAATGGAATTCTCATAACTTTGTATACAGTTTTTACAAACAAATACTCCGTTAGATGCTTTCTTCTTCTGACATCCGCAAGTTAACTTTGCTTTACAATTTGGACATGCACTCATTTCTGTTGGTTTTTAAATTATTTAACAATTTACACAACTCATTTTTTTCAAGAGTTTCATTGCATAGTTGTACAAGCTCATTCCTTTCTGAGGCTCGTGACATGTTTCTACTTTTGATATTGCAGCTTGAAGATACATAAAAATTAATCTTAATGCTTCTAACTTCTCTTTAATAACAAAAGGAGGATCACATGCATTTACATCTACTTGACATAAAACTTTGTTGTATAGGTTTAATGCTTTTGATATTCTTAAATGATTGTACTCTACGTACACTTGATCATTTGGTGATACACTATATTTAATTATATAAATTCCATCTGGAATATCTACATAACTTGAACCACAGTCTGCTGTTTGTAAACCTAAATCACAAGCAGTTATGTTTTTAATAAATCCTGAACTAACAGGTAATTCAACTGAATAATTAAAACCTGGTACAGTAATAGCCAATGTCTCACACACAACTGGAATTAGATCTGTGTAAACACTAGTATCCATAACAGTTAATATACATGTATTTAAAACTGTAGGTACTTCTAAACTTAAGACGTGATTTGCCATAGTGTATAATAAAAAAAGGGGATAGGAGTTTAGAACTCTTCTCCCCTTTATTGTTTTTAAAATTGAGTTGCTTGATTAGTTACAAGCAATTGTGTTGTAAGGATTGTAAACTGGAATTGCAGGGAAGTTAACTGGAACATCACATTCAGTTACACATGCAAATGCATCATCAATTTCACAAACTCCACACCCTTCTAACCAAGTTGTTACATCAGTGTTGAATTGAGTTAATGGATCAATTGAGTAAACTTCCAATAAGTATTGGTCATTGTCAAATGTTCCAGATGGATTGTTGAAACGTGGTACACTATGCAAGATAGCATATCTGTAATACAATTCATTTCTGTCAATTGCACTAACAATTTGATTTCCTTGAGTAATCTCACGGATACGTAAGTCAGTTGCCATGAAGTTTTGTCTGTAAGATTCAGATAATTTCAAGTCTCTTAAAATTGTTTCTCCTAAACCTTGAGCTTGTAAACCTTGACATTCAGTAACAACACATGTACCATCAAATACACATGGATCACCTGTTAAGTCAACCTCAGATGCATACAATCTAACTGGCTCAACTTCATAGAAGTCAGTTACTTGGAATGTACAATCACCAAATTTAGTATCAACATATGCTCCGTTTAAGATCAAACCTGCACAAGCTCCGTCTGTATGACCACCAGATACATAGTTATTCCAAGTATCAGCATCATTAGCAGCTAAGAATGTAGCAGATGTTCCTGGTGCATACCAAAGAACTCCGTCCTCATCTTGTACAACAACTTGTACAAATGGAGATACAATTGGGCTGTTAGTAATAGCATCTGCCCATTTGATCATTACCTCAGTAGAGTCAACTGCAACTGGTGCAATAGCTCCTTCTGGACAACAACCTGTGTAAGCATCAGCAGTATAGTAAGCATTGTGATCTAAGAATCTCATTGCAGGAGAACCTTTGATGTCCAAACGTAAACTATATGTTTCACCACACAAGAACTCTTTGCAACAGTTGTAATCTACACCACAACCTGTTTGTGCATGAGCAGCAGTTACAGTAGCAATTGTAACAATAGCATTTCCAGCTGTACCATCAGCATAAGGAATAGTAACTGTATTACCTGCAGCATATCCTTTTCCTGGGTTAATAATAACAACTGAGTTAGCAGCTACTTTACCACCAGCAGTAGTGTTGTAAGAAATTACTAAACCTGTTCCTGTTCCTGTAGTAGTTACTGGAGCAGCAATAACACCTGTTGCAGATGTAGCATATAATGTGTTAGTACCACCAATAGTACCGTTTACTGTCAAGATACCACCACCTGCAGTCCAGTAAGTAGAACCTACGTGAATTACATTGTTTTGTGGAGCACATGGAGCAACAGTATAGTATTTAGATACATACTTAGGGTTGATCATTTTAGACTTGTTAGTCTCTAAGTAACCACCTGCTAAAGGACCAATTTTGTCATTTGCAAAAATTGCTGAACCAGCAAGATATACATTACAACAATTTTCTGGTGTAATAGTCAAGTTAGTTTTTGGATCAAAGATACCAATGTATCCTGTTTCTGTAGAAGAATTAGTTAAAGCTGCATTAGCTTTTAACTGATTCAATCCGTAAGTTGGTACACCTTCTGTAGTTACATAACCACCAGCAGTAGTTGTAGCAATTGTACTTCCATCAGGGAAAGTAACAGCATAGCCAGTTTGAGTAACCCCAGAGGCTAAGAATGCTTTTTGAAAAGCATGATTAAAATAAGCCATTTGTTCTAAGTTTTAATTTATAAATATATACTATAATATACAAAAAGTTTTTGAAATAACAAAATTATTTCAAGAAAAGCAGTTTGTATTTCGTTGAATTAATTGCATCTTTAACTAAATCTAAGTTATTTACAATCTCAGAGTACGGCATCATACCCTGAAGTTTGTTAATTGTGTTATACATATCTCTAAGATATCCTACAGCATCTGCTACAGTATCTAAAGTTCTGATAGGCATATCAGTATAAGTTAAAAGTTTTTCTGCAACACCTTGGTACCCTTCAATCAATGTATCAGCATGTCCATGCAAACCATCATAAAAATCATTAAGAGCTTTGTGTGCTGCATAAGAACCCTCTCCCTTAACTTTTAAGTGAAGTCTATGAAAACTTATTGCAGCATTCATCATCTCTGTTGCACAAGCTGCAGTCATTGTATCTAATGAACTACCTCCTACTCCAGTATCAGGTGTAGGTTGTGGTTTACCCGGTTCACTCTTAGGTTGTGTTACAGTAACTTCTGGTCTACCTAAAATTTTTGTAGGTTCAGTAGTTCTTTTTAACATTCTAGGTTTTGCTTCCATAATTTATTTAGTTATTGCGTTCTGCAGATTCTTGACTTCTTGAAAATTGATTTCCTGATTCAATATCTCCAGCAATTATACTTACTGCTTCGTCTATTATTACTTCTATAATATCATCTTTAAATTCAGATTGTACATCTACTGTAGAGATAAGTCCGGTGTAGGGATCAGAACAATCTTTAATTTGGATTTTTCTTGGTTGTCTGTAGTATGTAAGATATGCTTCTTCAACCTCAAACTCATTGTTAGTGTAAATATTGATATCATTGTTTATCAATGTAGCAAATGTTTCACCCCACTCAAAGTTTGGTTGTTTAGATTTATCTCTTAACAGTTGACTTAAGTTTCCTTCTTCTGCTAAATAAACAGTCATCCTTCTACTATCACAACAATCTTTTTTAGCAAAAGCATCTACTCTTTTCCACTGTAAATAGTTATCAGGAAGATCTGCAAAATAATAGTCTGTCTTTTTTGTAGTGACAATTGGTTCTTTAATCAAAAGTTTTTGTAAATCATCCTTTCTCCTATTAGATTGCTCATCACCTTCCTTAACCACATTAATACCATGAAGCTGTCTTCTTACCCATTCTACCTGAGCTTTATTAAAAGACTCAACTACTTGCCAGCAGGTTATGTTGTCATAATCCTGACTGTCCAGCTTGTTAAGCCTTTGCTTCATCTTTATGGTTATAGTACTGTTTAACATAATCTAGTTATTTTTTTCTTTTTACAGCACCACCTTGTTTCTGTTTGTACATGCTATCCATCATAGGTGTATAAGACTTTTGTTTATTAGTCAAAGAATCCATCATTGTTTTTGACATAGCTGGTTTTTTTGGACTACCATATTTATCTCTATTTTGTTGTGAAATAGCTTGTCTTTGTAAATAATCCTCCTGAGAACTAGAAGCAGAAGATCTATATTTAGTCTTATCATAATCAAGAATTGATTGATTTACACTATCCACATTAGATATAGGATTTGGTGCCATAGATGCATACTTTGGATCCATAGATTCATACATTGCATTTACCTCAATTCCATTTCTAGCTTTAGCTAAAGAATTTTTTACAACTTTTTGTCTAGACTCATTTGCTTTTCTAAAAAAAGTTAATGGGTTTTCTTTATTAGTCTTTTTCATTTTATTTGTTTTTTGCCATTGCTTTAAAAGTTCTTGCCAAAGCTTTTCTCTTTGGGGTACATGTAGGTTTTGACATAGGGGTACAATAACCTTTATGTTTAGGATTAACTGCTTTTTGAATCCACTTCTTATCAGTTTTTTTCTTTGCAGTAGCCATGATTACTTTTTCTTAGCTTTTCTTTTTGCACCAGTAATGATATCTGCTCTTGTAATTTTATTTTTTGGAGCAGCTAATGCAGCTAACTTAGCACGTTTTGAAACAGTACCACCTTTTTTCATCATTCCATTTTTACCATCTGTTTGACCAGCACCAGCAGCATAAGGAATACCAGCAGCAATAGAACCACCTTTTGCCATTTTCTTTTTGTTCATTGCACCTCCGCAACTCATACAATTACCCATGATATTTTATTTTAAAAATTAACAATTCCATTTTCTTAAAGCAAGAGCTTTTCTAGTTGGTTTTCCTTTCTCATCCTTCATAGGACCTTTTACCCCAGACATTCTAGCACAAAAAGATTTTCTTCTATTTGCATCTTTACTACCTGGTTTAAGTTTTGATGGTTTAGTTGTTACAGCCATCTTAAGTTTACTTCCAGGATTTTCTCTTCTGTAGGAAGCCACACCTTTAGCATTTAATCCTCCAGAAGGGTTCTTACCTTCTTTTCTTGTCCAAGCTGCTGTCTTTGCCATTACCCTTTCTTTTTAGTAGCCGCCTTGATTTTCTTCTCTTGTTTTAACATTTCCTTAGTAGGTTTCTTTCCAGAACCTTTAGCAGCACGGATGTTATCCCAGAGACCTCTCTGGGACACACTACCGTCTTTTCTTTTTAGCATTTGCTTTGGCATGACTATTTAGTTGGAACAGCTTTTTTAGGAGCTTTAGAAATACCACCAACTTTACCTTTAGGAGAAGTTTGTTTCTGTACATTTTTGTTTGTACCTCCAACTTTTCCACCAGGAGTTTTATCTGCAGACATTAATTTTTTAGATTTAGTCTTAGTAACATTTGCATTTTTCATTTTATCTTTATTTTAAGAGTTCCAATACTTTTCACATGAAGCAATCATGTCTTTTAAAATATCCTCATTTAAAGGATTTTTTAAATGCTCAAGTACATCTGACACATTTCTTCCAAGTAAACTATTTGTTTTAGCATGATAAATATAACCATCAGGCTTACTTATAATATACTTAAAAAATGTGGAATCACGTACAATTGATTTAATTTTTAATGTTTCCATATCTAAATTAACTGCATCATTAAATGTTTTTGCAGCTCTTTCTTTGTTAGATTCAGCACCATCACCAGAAATATATCTATCCATATTTTCATAGATAACATCCAATGGTGTTGACTTTCTATACTGAGAACTATTAGCATCAACTACTTTAGCAATGTAGAATAACTTAGTACTATTCTTGTCAAATAATTTCTGAAGTTCAGACAATGCTCTGTTACGCAATTTCTTATATTCAGTTCTTACCATAACAGTTTCTTCTTCCTTATCTAGGTAGAATTTTGGTGGTGTTGGTTTTGATCTTGCATCATCATAACTTTTTGCAATCATTGCAAACCCACCTGCTTCAATTGCATGAAGTTTAATTCTGTCAAAAGGTTTTATTGGATCTAAGTACACTGGTTCATTCCCACAAGCCATACTTATTTTATTCCAAAATTCTTTGTTATCTGGTTTAAGTAATTTTACTTTATTCCAGAAATCTTTATCATCAACGTCAAGAATATTAGCAGCAAGTTCTCTCTCTAATTCAGCAACAGAGAATCTTATTTCTTTGATTCTTGCATCTCTATCTTCAATACTAAGTAATTTAATTTCAGGTGCAAATTCATTCAATCCTGTAATATATCTAATTACTCCGTTGTTTTCTAAACATGCTAATTGTTCATTATGAGTTACTCCGTCATAAAGACTCATCCCATAATCTTCAAGCCCCATGTTTCCAGCTTGTTTGTCAAAATAAGGTCTAACTGCAATAGATGTTTTTTTAATACTGCCGACACCTACTTCGACCATTGTGAAATTTTCCATTTTGTTGTTGGTTTTTAATTAATAAGTTTTGTATTCTAAAAGTAAAAAAGGGGTAGGCTATTAAACCTACCCCGTTTTTTATAGTGTCTGGTTAGAATGATCCACCAGTGATAGGGTTTCTCATAACAATTTTCAAGACTTTAGTTGGATCTTTAACCCAAATAGCCGGCATTGTTTGAGACATCATTACACGGTAACCATTGAATTGTCCAGAAGACTGGAATCCTTGTGTTCTACCCATGTAGTCCATTGTACCATTTTGATACCACCATTTCAATTGATTATCCCAAGACAATTTCAATAAGTAGATATTGTCATTAGTGTTATCAGTGATATCAAAGATAATGAACGAGTAAGAAGATAATGGGAAACCATCAATGATTGGGTTCTCAATATCATTTGTATGTACGTTGTCAAATGCTGGGTTCAATACAAACTTAACATTTGCCAAGAATGGAATCACATAAGAAGTGTATGCAAATCCAAAGTTCAAGTCCATACCTTTACCAGTGATTGCACCAATATCAGCAGCCTGAATCAATAAACCAGATGCAACAGCTTCTTTTTTAATTGCTTCATTTACCATTCTCATTCCACCCATACCAGTTTGTACAACTAAGCTACGTTTTGGATCTGGACCTTGGAACTCAACTTTACCATTGAAGAAGTTGTAGATTTCTCCACGGAACAAATCAAGAGTAAAGTTATTTTTGTTGTAGATTCTTTTGAAAGAGTTATCCAACTGTCTCCAAAGACCGACAGACAATCTGATATCATCTGGACCATCTTGACGAACACGTCCACCTTGTCCCCACATCAAGTAAGTTTCAATATCGGTAGCAACTTTTGTCAAGTGTGCAGATTCCATTTGAGTTAAGAATGTTCTAGATAAGTCACCGTTATCAAATGCACGTTTAACTTTATCTTTACCCATTACTTTAACCATGTCATCCAAAGATGAAATAGATGGATCAATGTTTTTGTCAAATGTTCTCCAGATCTCAGTTACAGGAACTGTACCATCTGCATTCATTCCACCTTTGATCATCAAGTCAGCACGAGATGAAATAGAATAGTGAACGTGAGCTTCAGCACCACCAACAAAGTTGTAGAATTCACGGAATCCAGTTCTTGTTGTGATGTCAGAGAATCTCTCACCATACTCACCACGTGCAGAACCTTTACGGAATACTTTAGTACCGTTAGCCAAGTACTTGTTGTCAATGTATTTGTAGTTGTCATTGTTCACCAACTGTACAGTATAGATAAATCCATCACCTAATGGTAAGATATCTTCGTCTGTAATGTACATCTCAACACCGTTGTATTTGTCATAAGTAATGATATCACCATGTCCAAACTCACGTCTGTTTAATTTGATACGGAATGTTGTACCATCTACACCTTTGAAATCATTGTTTGGTTCAATGTCTTCAATGATATAAGGAAGATCCACAGTTACTGGAGTCTGCCATCTATACTCTCCACGAGCATTATCTACCATGATTACATTTTTACCACCAAATGAAGACATTTGATAAAGTGGCATTTCAACTTTTTGAGCCATAGCCCAAAGGTCAACTGGACCCAAATCCATGGGTTCAGCATCTTTCAGCATGTTTACCAAGTGGTAAGAATCCACATGGGAACTTGCATTGTAAGCGGTATCTCTGAGGAATATACCATTGTTCATTACTGGAGTTGCCATTATTTATTTGTTTTTGTTTGTTACTAATTAAAATCTTCTGAACATACTTCCCTTAGAAAGTTTTCTAGGTTCAGATTTAGATGCTGGCCTTCTAGGTTCATCATCATATTGTGTGTTGATAGAAGAAGTTATTTTTCTTGATTCTTCTGTCTTCAATTGTCTTACTACTTTTTCTGTAGCTTGTTTACTTCCTTGATCCCTTACTTTAGTTTTATAACCATTTGGATCTGCAAGTAACCAAAGTGCTTCAGCAATCAGGTCATGTCTTGGTTCTACAAACTGATACTTCTCTAACAAGTGACCAAGTAAGTTGGTTGGTTTCCCTGATATAGAAGGGTAGTTTGGTTGAACTAGTCCGGAGAATAATAACCCTTGAACTTTTTTGTCAAGCTTTAAACCACCAATTGTTCCAGCAGCTAATGTACTATAAACATTTTCTTGATATGCTTTTGCTTGTTCTGCTTGCATAGCCTTCTTATGTTCTTGTTCAGCTAACTGTCTTGCAATAATTTCTTCTTGCATCATATCCAACTTAGGTTTAAATTGATTAGCTTTTTGTTCTAATCTATTTAAATCTTTCCAGTCTTGGATTTCAGCTTCAATTTCTTCTGCTGTTCCAAATCCTGTAGTATGAAGATATGCTCTTGCAATTTCTGCTTGATCATACTCATCTGTTGGATCAAGTTGTCTCATTTCTTCTACATGTGCTAATGTTCTGAAAAGACCTTTTAAATCTTGTCCACCATCAGCTACATATTTTGCTGCTACTTGAAGTTCTTCAGGAAGTGCATTAAAGAATTCTCTTGGAGTATTTTCTCTAATTGCATTTTCTCTTTCTTGGAAGTTAGCTTCAAAAAGTTCTCTAAAATCTTTTGTTGTATATTCTTCTAATGGTTTGTCATCATCAAATCCAATTAAAGAACCTTCCTCAATCATTTTAGCAGCTAATTCAGCAAGACCAGATTTATCAACCTTTGGTCTTCCTTTGTTACCTGCTTCTTCTTCTTGAGCTATAAGATTGTCAAGTTCATTGATTGTTTCATCAACCTCAATCTTTTTTTCTGCAGCTTCTCTTTTCTCTTCTATAGTAGTAGAAGGATTGTCAAAGAACGTAGTGTCTGTTGTTTCTTTATGAAACATTGATTTAGGTTTTTCATTTTCTGCATCTGGTAGCATTACACTATCAGCTCCAGGCATTCCAAACAACTCATCAATATTTACATCTACTTGATCTACCGTTGTAGAATCAACAACCTCATTGAGGTCTTTTGTTTCATCTGTCATTCTTGTTGGTTTTATGTTATACTTCAATATACAAAATAAACTTGAAAAATTTATAAGTTCGTGAAAAAAAATTGTAGTATATAGCTAAATACTATTTTTGTTTTCCAGGTTTTACATCAAATTTATTTTTATTTTCTTGTGCTATTTGCAATTGTTTATCAGCAATCTCTTTTTGAGCTTGAATTTTCTGTCTCTCTACTTGATTTTTCTGATTCTCAATTGTCATTCTGTTTACTTCTTTTTCTCTTTGTAAACCTGCTTGCTCTTGATATTGTTCTGTATCTCTAATATCTTTCATAGCATCTTGATAATCTGACATCATATTTTGATCAACATCTGAAGCAGAACCATAACCAGCAGCTCTAATTTCAGCAACAAGGATATCACGTTGTCTATCTTTTTCTTTTTCAGCCATTTCAGAATCAATCTTCATTTTCTCAATATCTTGTTGAGATTTGATTTGTTGTTCTTGCATTTGCTGTTGTTGTTGCATTTCTTGTTGTTTCTGTTGTTCTTGTTTTTGTTCAGATTCTTTTAATGCTGCATTAAGTTGAGCAATTGAATCTGACTGAACAACTTTACCAAGATCATAGATAGAAGCACCAGTAGTATTATTCTGAAGAGCCATTTGTTTTAATTGCTCAAGAATAGATCTGTGATTAGCATTAGTACTTACTGCAATATTTAAATCTCTCAGTAATAAATCAGTACCATTAATCTCAAAGTTAACTTTCTCATCTGCTGTAGTAACATAAGTTAATCTAGCTGATGGTTTTGTTGAGTGATAGAATTGTGCTAAGTCAGTTCTCATCTGATGCACTCTTGGCATTAAATAATCACAGTGTTGGATAAAGAACATTTCTGTTTGTGCATATGATGCAGCCATTGCTTGTTCTACTCCAGTAGCTGTAGTCTGTGATAACTGTTGACCCATTCTTTGTGGATTAACACCAATTACTTCATATGCTTGTTGTTTAAAGTAGTTAGCAAGTTGAATTCTTGACATCAATCTATTTGTTTGCTCTAAGTCTAATTTTTGGAAATGTTGAAAGTTAGTAGCATTTTCAGTATTTGTGATTGATGTATCCAAAGGAAGAATCTGAAAGTTCTTCATTGCAACATAAGCTTTTGCATAATTACCTTTACCCCAATCTTCTCCTAATGAGTGACGAGGTAATGCATTTTGATCAAGCATGATTACAGTACCAAGTTCATCTACTAAGATATCTGCAATCTGATTGTTAACAATGTTGTATCCAATCTGGTATGGTTTCATTAAGTCAAGCAATGCAGTAGACTTAGTATTTCTATCTGAAAATACAGATCCTTCTACAGGAAGTTTACATCCGTACAAAGAATTGTCTCCTTTAAATTGAAACTTAAGTGGTCCAATATGATTTCTATTAACACCAATGTAGATTGGAGAAAATCCACCTGGATTATTCATACCCCAGAATGAAGGAATGTTTGGTCCAATCTTAACACCTCCCCATACTTCATTAATCCAAATCCAATCAATATGTTCTCCAAATAATAAATTATCTTTTGTTTTATTTTTAAAGACTCTTGTATCATAAATAGGTTTGTCTGTGATTATATAATCTTCAGATACTATGTCATTCGACACCTCCCCTTCTTCAGTAATCTTAACCAAGTGTCCAATTTTCTTTTGAGACTTCCAGTATCCAGTAGTTACTCTTAATAAATAAGCAGTACCTTGATCATAATAGTCTTCTCCTTCAGCTAAGATTTGTGTAATAACATCAGAACCATCTGTTATATTACCAGCCATAAATGATGTATACTGTCTGTATGCTAATGAAGGCATATTAACATTCCAGTCATGTGATTTAGTTCCATCATAGAATGAACCATCATTCTGAAGACCAGCAATATTATAACCAGCTGATCTAATTGGATATACATTCTCTAATGCTTCATGTTGTTCTTGTGTAAGAACGTGACCAAACTTATCAATAACATCTGATACAGTAAACATATCTGTTTTACCTACCCAGTTTGATTGAGAAATATATCTGATATCTGGAGACTTGTGATAGAAGGTAAGTACTGGATTCCATAACTC